TGAACTCCTCACCTTCTTCGAGGTCGTAGGACAGGCGGTCAGCGAGAAGCAGAAGCCCAACGAGGTAGGCCCACGATTCGTGCGAAGGCTCAGTTCTGAAGGACTGCAGGTGAATGCGGTAGTCGAGCTCGATGCTGGCGGCTGCGCGGTCTGACAGTCCCTTGTTTGCCGAGATGTCGAGCATGTCGAGGTAGCCGATGCGGTGTTTCTTCGGGTTGTATTTCTTTGTCCGCTTTTTCTTGGCTTTCATTCCTTGTTTTCCTTGAAAATGCAGTGTTGCGGATCGCACGGTGCATTCGGGTTTTGGTACTTGAGACCGAAACCAAGTCCGACAAGAAGTGCCAGTGCGATGAGGATCGTCTTGTACCCGACGGTTATGCCTGACGTCGCGAGCGCCCAGACGATGAAGCAAGTGCCTGCTATGCGAAGGACGACGAAGATCGTCAGCATTACGATCTCCATCGCATTGATGGTTTGCGGGTTCATTCCTCGTCCTCCTTGATCTTCGATAGCAGGAACGTCTTGAGCACGAGTGCAGCATCGTCTTGCGAAACCTTGCTCACGTCATCGGTCACTTTCTGGAAGATCGGTTTTGCTGCTTGGTTCAAGATGATGCAGGTGCGGGCTTTCTCGTTCGTCGTGAAGTTGACTTCATAATGCCTGCCGTTCACGTAGAATCCGTAGCCCCACATATTCTGAGAGCCAGTAATTTCGCAGTTGAGGCGCTGCATCTGTACCCCTGCCCACTCCGTTTGAGCCTTCTGGAAAGCCTTTGCGTCCGTCGACGCACGCAGAATCGCTTGGCCGATTTGCTCGGCTTCGAAGTGCCAAATGTCGGCGATATAGCCCCCTTCTTTGACTAGGACTCTTACAGAGGCCCCGTGCCTTTCGATAAGCGCTAGAAAGTCGCGATCCTCGTCAAGCGTGTTGTCGTAGTATTCCTTTACCCATGGCATGCCGACGATCTCGGCAATCGCGGCCTGAGCGGCCTCATCAATTTTTACTGTCTGGCTCATTCTTCGGTCTCCCACAGAGCGTATCTGGCGGTCACATCCTTATGCCCAAAGGCGTTTAGTCGGCCGTCCCAAAAAATCGGCAGCCGGTGGAACGAGCCGAACGGGATGAAGTCTTGGCCGTCGAAAACCGCAAACCCCTGAAAAAGGGTCTTGCCGAAGTAGGGTTCCGGCGTGCCAGTGTTTTGATCCTTTTCTTTGACTTCGAGCCTGAGCGGCAAGCCGCGCGGCGGCGTCGTGTCCGGGAAGTATTTCCATTGCGTCATGCTTCGTCATCCTCATCCCACGGGCGGAAGCGTTTTACAGGAAACGCAAACTCATAGTTTTCAAACGACTCTCCACTTGGGTATCGCCATTTTCCGTTTTCAAAAACAAGACATGTTTTCATTTGGTTGCATTCAACCCGCATCAAGACTCCCTCCGGCGGCTCGACTTCGGGGAAGGAGTTCCAGCCGTGCGGGTTGTATTCCCTTAACGATTCGAGCATGTCAGACGTTACCTCTAACATGAGGTGCGGATTCTTGCTGAAGTGCAGAAAGTCAGGTTCTGAGGATTGTGTTGTGTAGTACGGAAGTCTTCCCAACATCCGGGATAACCCCCCGTTACTGATCTCGTCGAGCTTCTTCTGCAGCTCGCGGTCTTTGAGTCTGAATCTCATGTGTTCTCCTAATGAAAAGCCCCGCACGAAGCGGGGCTTGAATGGGTTAATTGTTTTCGTTGATTTCGTCGTCAACGACCGGGCCTTCGAGATACTGCTCTGCAGCGGTGCCTTTCTCTATGAACTCGCCTTCAATGAAGTCCTGCTGCGTTACTGCTTCGCCACGGTCCGACTTCTCGTCGATCTCGACTGCACGGACGGCCTCGATGCTGACGGGGAGGTACTTGAATAGGCGACGAATGACGGTCTTCTTTGCCATCTCGTCCCAATGCGAGGCCCAGGGGCCAGAGGTGCCGGCTTTTGAGGTCTTGCGCACAGCTTCAATCTCGGCGCGAGACATAACCTCGAATTGAACCCCGCCGCCCTTGAGCTTCGCGACGGCATAGACGTGAGTGACCTTTCCTCGATCCGCAACCGATGCAGGGATGTGCTCGATGTCCGGATCTAGACCGAGCTTGTAGTTGAAGGTGTCCTGTTCGTGCACGCAGTATGCGGATAGGCTGACGATCTGGCCGGATCGACGTGCGAGGTCGATCATTCCTCGGTAGCCGATGATGAGCTGGGCGTTCGGACGACCAGACTTGTCTTTGCCATTCCCGAAGGGCAGCAGGTAGCAATGCCCGAGCGCGGAACCGGGCTCAAGGCCGAGAGCAGCGCACTGGAGGACTGCGCCGTAAAAGCTCTCAGGGGCGCACTTCAGAAGAGCCGGTGCCTTGCGGCACTCAGTCATGACGATGCGCGTCAGGCGATCAGCAGTCATGCTCTTCGGAAGTGCCAGGGCCATCTGAGCCTGAAACTTTTTCGAGCGCACGACGTCGATGACGGTTGCGGCTTTGACCTGTTGCACGACGGCGGTCTGTTCGGCGGCAGGTGCGACCTGAGATTTGAGAACATCAGTTGTGGACATTGGTTTTCCTTTGTGTTAAGCGAGTCGAAGGATGCGGGTGGTGGAGGTCTGTACGAAGTCCCTGTACAGGTCCGGGTGTTCTTTCTTGAATGCAGTGGATGCGAAGCGGGAGCTGTTCTGCGCCTTGTAGGTCACGGCCTTCTCGCCGCCAATGAGTAGTCCTGACTTCTCGCCGATGGCTAAAATCACGCGGTTTGCGACGGCCTTTTCCTGGTCTTGGAGCTCCTTGATGCGCTCTCTGATCGTGCGCAACTCGCCAATGTCGGCCGCTTCATCGTTGCTGGCCTCGACCATCTCGCCGTCATCGCGGGCGTACAGCTTCTTGATGTCGTCGGCATTGATCGGATCGGGAGGGACGTCAGCGAGGACCTTCTTGAACCAGAAGGCGTGGCACTTTTCGACGATGGCTTTGATCACGTCCTCGTCGCGCCGCACTTCGTACATTCGGAAGTCTTGTCCGCCGATGAGAACAGCGACATAGAACTTCTTGATTCCGGTAACGGCCATGTACCACTGAATCTGCGTTTCGTAGTAGAGCGGAATCTGGTGCTCGGTGACGACATTGCCGGACACGATCTCAGCTTCCTGCGAAGGTCCCCACTTGTCAGCCATGAAGGCGTTGGCGGTCTTGCATTCAAGGCCAACGTCGGTCGAAAGCATGAGGCCTTTTTCGGCTGCCTTTTCGGGCTTGTGGACGCGGACCGTCTTAGCAATCTGCTCGTTGACGATCGCCCGGTCGATGTTGCCGCGCATCCAGCCTCCCTCTCCGGTTGAGAGTAGGAAGTTCACGCGTTGAATTTTCATTCCGGTGCGCTTGCTGAACTCTTTTGCAACCACGTCTTCAAGCGTCGTTCCCCAGTAGGCTGCCTCACCTGCCTGTGAGCCTTTTGTCTTGCCGGTCTTCTCTTCCCACAAGCTCAATGGCGTCTTGTAAGGGTTGAGTCCGAGGACCGTTGCAACGTCTGAGCCGCCGATGCCCTTCGTGCGTTCTTGCAGCCAGGCATCGCGTTCCATCTCTGCAGTCTTAATTGCTGCCATTCAAAACTCCTTGAAAGATCGCTGCCGCAACAATTGCGAGCGCTCCTGCTAGAACAACGACCTTCCAGATCAGCGAGGGTCGTTCACACGAAAAAGGCTCGACGTTCTGCCGAGCCTGCTTTGCTGCGCGCCGCTGTTCGAGCGGTCGCTTTCGAGTAATTCGTTTCATGTCGAAGTCCCTTGGAATGTGGTCAATGATCTTGACTGGGGCTGAGTAGCTCATTGTGTTACCTTGAAAATCCCGCGTTGAAAAGCTTTGTAGACTGCTTCTGCGGCAGTTCTCGCGCAAAGCACGCTCATCATTTCTTCGTGGTAGTACTTGACGGTCGTTATCGCGATGCCCATCTTTTCGGCGATTTCGCGTCGTCTGAGACCTTTCGCGACGAGCGTGAGGTACTCGATTTCGCGCGGTCTCAGGTTTTTGCGCGGTTCTGCCTTCATTCGAGCACCTCGCCTTCGTCTTCGTCATCTTCGTCGTAACCGTGTTCGTCCTCGTCTTCTTCGTCAGGGTCGGGGCCGCACCATTTTTCGTAGTCGTCAGGACCACATCCGTCAGGGTAGTTCCATGCCATGCCGATCTCCTTAGTCAAAAATCCAGTGGTAGAGAGTGGCCGCAGCCATTGCCGGCAGGATCACTAGGCCGAAGAATCCGAGAAGGCCTTCGAGGCCATCGATGAGGTACCCGAGTACGCCAGAGCGCTGAGGCTCGGTACCGTCCGTGCCGAAGTAGGTCCGCTTCGCCAGGTCGTCGAGGTAAGTAATAAAGCGCTTCATGACGCCTCCGATAAAAAGAAAAGACATTCAGACGCCCTCGCTCGGAAGAACTGCCGGCTCGTGATGGCACGGGCAAGGGCGCGTGAATGTCCTTTTTGTTGGTGGTGGGTGAGGGAGCAGGGGTGAACGCAAAAGCCTCTCGTCTGCAGATGCCCCTGCTTTGGAATCTGGCTCGAGTCATCGACCAGACCGGCTCATATCTGCGTCAAGCCGTTTTCCCTCGAAGTCGTTACGGAAGTTCGTCCAGGATGCACTGGACGTTGACTGCCACCTGGTCGTACTTCTCTGCATCGGGGCAGTAGATGACGGTCGGCTCGGTCTTCATGTAGAAGTGGAGGTCTGCAGCGTTCTTGATGCTCACGAGAGCGAACTCATGCACGTCGTTTTCATTGCAGGTCTCGCGGCCTTGTGCGCGGAGGTGGTGCGCCAGTCGGGCGTCGAAGTCGCTGCGCTTCATTCTTCGTCCTCCTCGTCGTCATCGTTGAGCAAACCAGTCAGAAGGGTGTCGGCGGAGTCGAGCGCACCGATGTACGCGTCGTCGTCGCCCCGGAGGAAGGCCTCTTCGGCCTCCGAGATGTAGTCCTTGATGTACTCAAGGTTTTCGAGCTTTTCTTTGTCAGTCATGGCTTCTCCTTAGTCCTCGACGTAGTAGCAGCGCTCTTCGTCGTCCCAGAGGATGTCGTGGTATTCCTCGTCGTAGTAGTCGCTTCCGACCCATTGCGGGTCTACGTAGACGAACAGATCGTCGTAGATGTGCTCGACGTCCTTTGCGTCGACCCCGAACTCGTTCGCGACGCAACCGCAGAGTTCGATCCAGTCTTCGTAGCCGCCAGCTTCGACTTCGTCAAACAGGCGTTGTTCGATCTTGTCCTGCTGTGCGCAGGAGACATTAAGAATCTTCATGGTGTTCTTCCGGTAAGACGTCCCGCGTGTCGCTCTTTGCGGGTGCCCGCGAGACGGCTGTGATCTTTATGAAAGTCCATCCAAGCGCTCTCGCGCCAGTCCCCTACGCATTGAACACATGCGCAAGAACGCTTGAATCGACTTTCTGCTGTGCACGGTCCCGCGTTTTCCGCAGGCAACCGCTCGGGTCTTCGTGACCTCTGCCTCTCTCGGCTGCATCAGCTACGTCCGCCGCTCCACGTCCCTCAACGTCTGCCACCTCGCGTCCGCATTTTCATGTCTGCCCTCCCGGTTGTTGCCGGCAGGTTGGTGTTGAATGGTTTCTTCTTGCTATGTGCTGTTGAAACCAATCAACACCATTGATGTTACACCAAAATAAAACCAATATGGTTGCTGTAGGGGGTTGTTGAGGTGTATAAATTGGGGAGTTGTTGACGCGCATCAATGACGCTGAAATTAAGACAAAAAAAGCCCGCCTTGAGTGGCGGGCTTGATTTGGTTGTGTTATGGGGTTGGGTTTAGTAGGTGTTGAATGATCCGCAAACGACGCCGACGACCTCTAAACCGTGTTGCATGGAGTGAAGGATTGGATAGTCTGGGTTCAGCGGCTTCAGGTCAAAGAGTTCTCGACCTTGATCGTCGTATCCGGTGACGACATATTTCTTGAAAGTCGTCTCTGTGAGAATGCCAGACGTAGAACGTGCGATGACGAAGTCTCCAGGTTTTGGCAGCCTATTGGGGTCGACGAAGAGCAGTTGTCCTTCTTGGAAATTTGGCGACATGGAGTCGCCTCTTACGCGAAGAGCAAAAGTTTTCTCCGGCAATGTTTCTGGGACGATCGCCCATTCATCGTATTGTTCTTGTCCGTTGTCTGTAAGCATTCCCGCCTGCACATATGAAAGGATTGGTATGCGCTTGAAACGTATCGTGCTTACTTGGGGGTTGCCGAGTTCTGCGTTTTCCGTGTCAAGTGTTCCTGGAGGAAGGTCAAGCTTATCTTCAATCTCTCTAGCGATTCGTGCTCCAAAAGACTTCGTTCCTCTGATCATGTCATTGATCTGCTGCGGAGCTTTGCCCAGTATCTCGGCCAATCGAGACCGCGAGCCATTCAGCTCTGCCAGACGACTCAGGTTTGCAATGCGTATCCGCTTCAGGGCGTCTTTTTCATTCGTACTCATAAGAAGTACCTCCCTTCCGCAATAGTAGTGTGAAAGGTGTATGCGCGGCAACATGTTCGGCAACCAACAGAAGCGCCGAAAATGTTGTATTATGGTTTAACACCAAAACAACACCTAGGGGTCTGAGATGACGCCTCGAGCGCTCGAATATTTCAAATCGCTAAAGCCTATCGAGAAGAAGGCCTTGTGCCAAAAAGCAGGCATTTCTGTCCGCTGGCTTCACAACTGCATGTATGTCCCGTCGAAGAACTTCAGCCCGGAAGTCGCTGAGAAGATCGAGATGGTTTCTTGTCGAAAAGTGACGCGCGAAGACCTGCGCCCAGATATTGACTGGTCGCTTATTCGCTAAGGGGACGCCATGAGCTTCAAGGTTTCCGCACTGGCATGGATGGTTCCGGTTGAAAAATCAACCGAACGTCTTGTGCTCCTCGCTCTTGCCGACCGGGCCGATGACGAAGGCAAGAACTGCTATCCGTCCGTCGAGACCATTTGCGGCATGACGCAGATGAATCGAAAGACGGTATTTGCTGTCATTTCGAGACTTGCGGAACGTGGCGTTTTGTCAGTGCGCAAGCGAGAGGTGCACAACTCGAATGAGTACCTTCTGCACATAGAGGATTGGCCCAAAAACGGAAGTACCGAAAACGGTACGACCCAAAAACGGGACAACCCAAAAACGGTACGCCAGTTGTCCCAAAAACGGTACGTCAGTTGTCCCGAAAACGGTACGACAGTAGTACCGAAAACGGGACACGAACCTATCAATGAACCTATCAATAACCAATCAATAACCAGTAGAGAAGACGCGCCGCCAAAAGCCAGAGCCAAGAAAGGCGAGGCCTGGAAAAAGTGGATCAAGGTCGAAAAGCCGGCTGAAGTTCCTGATGACCTCTGGAAGCAATTCGGAGAGATTCGCGCCCTGAAGAAGATGGCCTTGACAGAAAGAGCGCTTGAGCTTCTTCGAACTGAAGGAGAAAAGGCTCACATGACGCTGCTTCAAGTTGTAGAGACGTGTTGCGGCAATGGCTGGGCAGGCTTCAAGGCTTCCTGGTTGACGAAGGCGATCGGTAACGCCTACCGAAAGCCGCAGAACATCACCCAGACGGCTGAATACCGAGAACGACTTCAGGCCTGCTGCCGAGGTGAAGGCAGAACCGAAAAACTCGCCGACGACGGCGTAACGATCATCGTGGATTGAGGGGAAACAACATGAAAAAAGCAGAAGGCTTGGTCGGCCTGTTGGGCTTTGCCGAGGGTGAAGAGGAGCGGGAATGCCCCGAGCACGGGCGATATATCTCTCACCTTACCTACCTGAAGGGAGAGCTCAAGAACGCGAGCGGATGTCCGAAGTGCCGAGCGATCCAGTTGCAAAAGCAGCGGGAAGCTGAAGAGCGCGAGCGCAGGGAACGCGAAGAGCTTGAAAAGCGCCGCGCGTATGAGCAGACGCTGGACCGAACGGCCATCCCGACCAAGTACCGATCCAGAACGCTTGCATCCTTCAGAACCGATGGGAACGACCAGAAAGCGAAGGTGCTCAAGATCGCCGAGTCCTACATCACAAAGTTCGACGCGCTTCGCCAGTCCGGCATAGGGATGGTTTTCATCGGCGAATGCGGGACCGGCAAGACCCATCTGGCGTGTGCGGTGCTTCAGGAACTCTTGAGCAAGTGTGCCGGCATCTACACGACGGCGCATGAGATGGGGCAGACGGTTGCCGATTCCTGGGGCTGCAGAGAGACGGGTAAGACGACCGCAGACGTCAAGCGAGCCTACAAAACCTGTCCGCTGCTTGTCGTCGATGAGGTCGCAAAGGAAGACGCGAAGCCGATCACAAAGGAAGTCCTCTCAGAGGTCTTGTACGCCCGCTACGACACTCAACTTCCGACCATCTGGATCACCAACGCCGATCCGGCGCTGCTGAAGAGCGCGATAGGAGAGCAGGAGTACGACCGGCTCAAAGAAACATGCAAGTTCATCCGGTTCTCGTGGCCGAGCATGCGGAAGAACGACATCGATTTTTAACAAAGGAGGAGTCATGAAAGAAAGTGACGAATATCGCCTCGGACGATCTGCCGCATTGCGTGGTGAGTCGATGGCGAAATACCAGAGCCTCACGGCTCGAATGAATCCCAAAAAGAGAGCAGCCTTCGTGCAGGGCTACTTCGATGGGCAAAAACAAAAGGAATTCACATCAAAGAAATCAAAGTGAGCTGGCAACTTGAGACGGCCTCCGGGGAACCCGTGACGGTCTATCTCTGCCAAAGAACTGGAGAAGGTTTCTCCAGCCCACTCTTTCGACCAAATGGCGAGATGTTCGTCGGGATCGAGACTGACTCCGGATTCTGGGTGGCTGAGGCGCCCGTGGACGACACCGAAGTCGAGGAACTCAAAGAGATGGCCGTCCGTCAGCTCTGCGAAACATGAACAAAAGGAATGACAGCAATGAATTTCACAATCGAAGGACTCCCCAAGGGGAAAGGGAGGCCGCGCTTCACTCGCAGCGGCCACACGTACACGCCGGACACGACGCGAAAGTATGAAGCGCTCGTGACGGCCAGGGCAAAGGAGGCAATGATCGGCAAGAGAAAGATCGAAAAGCCGAACGCGGTCCGGGTAGACATCCTCGCCATCTTCCCTGTGCCCTCGTCATGGTCCAAGAAACGCCGCACAGCGGCTCTGCAAGGTGTCGAGCATCACGTCTCAAAGCCGGACCTTGACAACGTACAGAAGGCGATTCTTGACGGCATGAACGGGATCGTTTTTGAGGACGACTCGCAGGTGATCGACAGCCGGACCAGAAAGGCGTACGGACCCGAGCCGGGTGTAAAAGTTTTTATTGACGAGGTGAAGCATGGATGATGCTGACCGAGCTGCCAGAAGCGATGAGTGGATCATGCGCGCGGCGATTGAGGAGAGAAAGCCAGAGGGACCGAGACCGATCGTGGTGAGCTTGTGCTTGAACTGCGGGGAAGTGATCGAGAGAGTGCCTGCAACGGTCGAGGGAGTTCGAAATGTTCGACGTTGGTGTTGTGCCGAATGCCGGGACGAATGGGAAAAGGAGCATGCGCATGGATGAAGCGGAGCGACGAATCCTTGAAGCGCGTCTTGAGAACTGGTCTTCATGGGCGCGTGAGGGAAAGCCTCGTGGAAAGAGTTCAATGCTCGGCGTGATGCGAGAGGCCGGCTACGTGCCAGAGGAAGGCACAAAGGAACGTCCTCGCATTATCGACATCAATGACGCTGTGGAGATCGAGGCGGCGTGGAGCGCGATGCTCGATTCAAAAGAGAAGAGGTTGTTGCAGGAGGCCTATGGGAATCCGAGCCGGCCGCTCTGGATAACCTGTCGTGTGGTAGGCATCCGACCACGCAAGTACGAACAGCATCTCATGTTGGCAATGCGCATGTTGCACAACGTGCTGTCCCGTGATAGACTTCACTAATCAAATTATGCCGGTGTGTCCGAGCTGGAGGGCGAGTCTTTTAGGCTCGCTTTGCCATGCCTAGGAAAAACACCAGCAATTCTAGAAAGCGGTATCTCCTCCACGGTGATGCCGCTTTTTTGTTTTGAAAACAACACCGCGCACGCCTCTCAACGATGCGCAACCCGCGCGGTTACCTTTTCGCTACCTTAGGGCAGTTTGCTCTGAGGCCAGGGCGGGGAGAAATCCTCGCCCTTTCTTATTATTTTAGGAGTTCGTTATGGGAAAGAAATGCTCTATGAAGAAGCTCCTTGATCGGTCGATCATTATGGCCAACGCGAAGGGCGACATCTCGATCGTGCTCCCAGAAAAGTACATCCGGAAGCACATGACTGATGAGCAGATCAACGAAGCGATGAATGCCATTGGTCCGCTCCTGCAACATCTATTCAGATTGACGCCACGGTGTCATAAACACCGGAATCAGGAAACTTCGTCCACCGTTTCGCTTTCTTGAATAGTGCGGCTGCGGTGAGGATTTCTTCTTTAGTAAGTCGTCGACTGGCGGCAATGCGCAGGATGAAGTTCTTTTGCTTGAATATATTGATGATGGGCTTCGGTTGTGGCTCAAACATACGTTCCTCGTTGGTTGAGTTGATAGGGTCAGAGCTTCAACGATACACCAGGGAGAGCATGGCGCCCTCGGGGGAAACCTCGGGGGCTTTTCTATTTGGAGCTCTTTATGACTGAATTTTGGATGGGCGTCGGCATGATTGCTGGAGCCCCGGTGTTTGGGTTCGTGTCAGCGCTTCTTGCCGTTGCACCTATCTACTGGGCTTGGGGTCGTGTTTTGAAAAAGATGCCAGAGGAAGATAGAGCAGAAAATAAAGAGAAGGTGGACTCAATCGTCGCTTCTCTTGTTTTTGGTGTCTTTTCGTTGGTGGCCCTTGTGTCGGTAATCAAGGGCTTCTGTTTCATCTTCTGAGGTACAACATGAAGAAAGCTATTGTGGCGGCCATTGCGGTCGCCTTTTTCGTTTCTACAGCAGCGGAAGCACGAGGTGGTCGTGGGTTCAGCGGCGGTCGTTCGTTCTCCCGTCCTGCTCCTACGAAGAGCTATGCACCGAAGCGCACGACAGTCGTGAAGAAGAACACGACCGTCATCAACCAGACGCAGACTGTCAATCAGGTGCCGGCTTCTTCCAACAATAGCTTCTGGTCTACTGTTGCCGGATCGTTCGCGGGATCGATGGCAGGCAACGCTGTCTACGATGCCGTGACTGATGACAAGGGCCAGGCGCCTGTGCTGGCTCAACCTCAGCCTCAACCTGCTCAGTGATGGGGCGTCGAATGAGCGACGGAGAGAGCTTGGTTCCTCCCGGGGCTTTTTGACTCATGCGGGTCGGACGAACCCCGAAAACGGTCTAGATGCAATTTTCAAAAGGGTGTTCATGAACATTTCACTTTACGCTTTCCGTGAACGGTTTACGCCTGCCAGTGCTTGCCGGTATTGAAGCGAAAGCGCGAACGCGTGAAGATGGAATTACCAAACAAAATGAGGTGTTGGCATGGCGAACGATGGCGTCAGCATGCGAGAGTTTGCGCGCCAGGTCGGACGTAGTGCCGCATACGTTAGCGGAAAGTGCAAGACTGGCGAGCTGCCTCTTGTCGACGGAAAGATTCCGTTAGAAGAAGGTCTGAAAGCCTTCAAGGCTCTGGTCAAGTCTGAAGAACGAAAAAAGGCGAGCCGTCGCACGTCCAGGAAGACTGTGGACGTGTTCTCGGGCGATGACGAGGACGATAAGCAAATATCGGCTGCTCTGAACGTAAACGAAGCGTTCAACAAAGCCCGGCTCGCAAAAGAGGTCGCGACCGCAAAAATCAAAGATCTCGAATACAAAAAGCTCAAGGGGGAATACGTTGCAGTTGCTGAGGTTGAGGCGGACGCGAGGGAGGCAGCAGCGATGCTCCGAAACTTCGCGATCTCCGCCCCGACTCGTTATTCAGCGCTGCTTGAAAACAGGACGCAGCGCGAAGCTGAGGAAGTCCTTGAAGACATCTTCCGCGACCTTCTGAAAACAATCAACGGCTCGCGGTTTGCAAAGGAGTGATGACATGGGCATTTGGTCCAAGGCGTGGGCGCAAGCTTGTCGCCCGATCTCTCGTTTGACCGGGAGCCAGTGGGCCGATAAGTTCCGCGTCGTTGCTTCCGGTACGTCTCCTGAGGCGGGCATGTGGCGCACAAGCCGAACGCCGTATTTGCAGGAGCCGATGGATTCTGCGACCGACAGACGCACGGAAATCGTCGTCATGTGTTGCTCTTCGCAGCTCGGCAAGTCGGAGATGCTCCTGAACATCATGGGGTACTTTGCCGACCAGGAGCCTGCTCCTCAGCTGATGCTACAACCGACCGTTGAAATGGCCGAGGCGTTCTCGAAGGAGCGCATCGAGCCGATGTTCCAGAACTCTCCAGGCTTGCAAGGCAAGCTCGAAGAAGGGAAGGACGGTCGCGGCTCTGCGAAAAAGTCAAGTACGACTATTCGCATGAAGCATTTCCCTGGTGGCTATCTGGCTCTTGTCGGCGCGAACTCGCCAGCTGGTCTTGCGTCTCGCCCGATCCGCGTCCTTCTTTGTGACGAAGTGGACCGCTACGGCGTGACGAAGGAAGGCGATCCTCTGAAGCTCGCGATTCAACGAACGCAGAACTTCGGAAACCGAAAGATCATTCTGGTCAGCACACCGACCATCAAGGGCGCGTCGAAGATCGACGACTGGTACGAACGCAGTGATCAACGTCGATTCTTTGTCAAGTGCCCTCATTGTGGTGAGGAACACATTCTCCAGTGGGCAAACGTGACCTGGCAGAAAGACGACGAGGGGAACGCGCTGCCGATGACGGCCTGTATGCATTGCCCAGAATGCGGTTGCGTCACGAGAGGCGCTTACAAGCCCGATCCGAAGCTACTGCAGAGCGGGCGTTGGATCGCAACGAACCTAGGCAGCAAGATCAAGGGCTACCACGTCAACGCGTTGTACTCGCCGTGGGTGAACCTCAGCGATCTCGTCGAAGAGTTCGTTTCGGTCAATCACAACCGCGACAAGCACGGTTTGATGGAATTCGTGAACCTGAAGCTCGGCGAGGCCTGGGAAGAAATCAACCCTGACGCCGACAACTGGGAGCAGTTATACAACCGCCGCGAAAGCTATCCGCCAAACGGCGTCCTCCCGGGAGGCGTCTTGCTGCTGACCGCCGGCATTGACGTTCAACACGACCGACTGGAATGCACGGTCTACGGATGGGGCGTCGGTCGAGAGTGTTGGGGCATTGAGCACCGAGTGCTTTATGGCCGTCCGGACGATCCGCGAACTTGGCAGCAGCTCGATGCGGTCCTGCAGCGGCAGTATTCGATGCCGAACGGCGTCAACGTTGCGGTTGCTTGTGCCTGCGTCGACTCTGGTGACGGTACCTACACGGCGAACGTCTACCAGTACACAAAGGCTCGCGAGCGCATGCGCGTTTTCGCGATCAAGGGGCGCGGCGGCATCGGTGTCCCGTTCATCAACACGCCGACGAAGAGCAACGCGATGAAGGCAACGCTCTTCACGCTCGGCGTTGACAGCGGAAAGTCGCTTGTCATGAACAGGCTTTCCGTACAGGAACCTGGTCCGAACTTTGCGCACTATGCGTCGCAGGAGGACAGGGGCTTCTCTGAAAACTTCTTCAAGCAACTGACCGCTGAGGTGCTTGAAAAACACTTCGAGAAAGGTGTCTCGAAAATGGCGTGGAAGAAAATCCGCGAACGAAACGAGGCCCTTGACTGCGCGGTCTATGCGACTGCTGCATTGGAGCTTCTCTCTCCGAACTTTGAATATCTGGCTGAGTTTTATGCGAACGGAGGGGCGTTCAAACAGCAATCCGCACCGCGCAAGCCGCGCGGAACCCTGTCGAAGGGGATCACCTTGTAAAGGAGTTGATGCTTCGTGGCACAACAGAAAACGCAGATCGAATACGTAAATGTTGACGATCTGAAAGCGTACGAGCGAAATGCCCGCACGCATAGCGACGAGCAAGTGAAGCAAGTCGCAGAGTCGATCAAAGAATTCGGTTTTACAAACCCTGTTCTGATTGATGAAAACAACGAGCTCATTGCAGGACACGGCCGAACGATGGCCGCGAAGTCGATCGGCATGAAGGAAGTGCCGGCGATACGCCTGAGGGGGCTCACCGATGCTCAGAAGAAAGCGCTGCGCATTGCCGACAACCAGTTGGCACTGAACGCCGGGTGGGATGAGGAGCTTCTCCGCATCGAGCTCGGCGAACTTCAGGAACTTGACTTCAACCTCGATGTCATGGGCTTCTCTGACGAAGAGCTCGACCTTCTGCTTGATGGGACCGGCTCGATTGATGACGACGAGGAGCACGGGCAAGACGCTGAGGAAATTGCGGAACCGTCAGAAGACCCGGTTGTCAAGCCTGGCGAACTCTGGCTCTTGGGCGACCATCAGCTGTTGTGTGGAGACTCGACGCGCATTGATGATCTTGTTCGCTTGTGCGAAGAAGGCAGCGTCGATTTGTATCTGACTGACCCGCCTTACAACGTCGCATACGAAGGCAAAACGAAAGATGCTCTGACGATTGAGAACGACAACATGTCGGACGAGGACTTCAGAAAGTTCTTGCTCGACGCTTTCTCTACTGCGGACTTCGCCATGAAGCCCGGGGCGTCGTTTTATATCTGGCATGCGGACAACGAGGGATACAACTTCAGAGGTGCGTGCCGAGACAACGCTTGGAAGGTGCGCCAGTGCCTCGTATGGAACAAAAATTCTCTTGTTCTTGGTCGTTCTGACTACCAGTGGAAGCACGAGCCGTGCTTGTACGGCTGGAAGGAAGGCGCGGGGCATGCCTGGTACTCGGACCGTAAACAAACGACGGTTCTCGACTTCGATAAGCCGTTGAGGAACGGGGATCATCCGACGATGAAGCCGGTCGATCTATTCGAGTATCAGATCGGAAATTCCACAAAGAAGGGCGACATTGTGCTCGATAGCTTCGCAGGGTCCGGGACGACCGTCATTGCTTGCGAGAACACCGGTCGTAAGGCTCGGGCGATGGAGCTCGATCCTCGTTACTGCGACGTAATCATCAAGCGTTGGCAGGACTTGACGGGAGAGGACGCGGTTCGTGAAGACGGCGTGACGTTCAACGACTGCAAGTAATCACAAACAAAGGAGGCATCGAAATGTCTTGGATCACCATAGACGAGGCCCGCGCGAATCTGAAGATGTGGCTCGATGCCGAACGCGCGGTCGCCTCTGGCCAGTCGTACAAGATCGGCACCCGCAGTCTGACGAGAGCCTCGCTTTCGGACATTGCGGCTCGCATCAAGTACTGGCGCAACGAAATCGACAAGCTCGAAAACGGACGCAAGGGGGCGCGCGTGATGCGTGCCGTTCCTCGCGACCTGTAAGGAGGCTTGCAAATGAATCTGCTTGACAAAGCAATCAGGGCGATTAGTCCTGAGCGTGCGTTGAAGCGCTTTGAAGCTCGCAAAAAGCTCGAAATTCTGAATTCGGGCTATTCGCGGCACGGTGGCTCATACGCAAAGAAGTCCTTGATCGGATGGCTATCCGGCGGGAGCGACGCGGACGCGGACATCGTTGACAACTTGGAGACGCTTCGCAATCGCTCGCGCGACCTCTATATGGGTTCGCCTCTTGCAACCGGCGCGCTCAAGACCGTTCGAACGAACGTCGTTGGCTCCGGGCTTGCTTTGAACGCCCAGATCGACGCGAAGTTCCTAGGCCTTACCGAGGAGCAGGCGAAAGAGTGGGAAGAAAACACCGAACGCGAATGGCGGCTGTGGTCTGAAAGCGTGAACTGCGACGCCGAGCGCCGGCAGACGTTCTTTCAACTTCAGTCTTTGGTGCTCCTCTCTGCGCTGATGAGTGGTGACGTCTTTGTAACGATGCCGATCATCCCGCGCAAGGGCTGCGCCTACGACTTGCGAATCGGCCTCATCGAAGCCGACCGCGTGTGCGATCCGCTGAACCCTCCGACGACAGCTAATGTCCTCGGCGGCATCGAGGTCGGGACATACGGCGAGACCGTTGCCTACTGGGTGGCGAAACATCATCCGGGCGCGATCCCTCGCATTGGTCAGGACCTGCAGCAGGAATGGAAGCGCGTGCTTGCTTTCGGTACGACGACCGGTCGACGCAACGTCCTGCACATCATGGCAGACGTTGAACGTCCTGCACAGCGCCGAGGGGTGCCGATGCTTGCTCCGGTCATCGAGGCCTTGAAGCAACTTTCCCGATATTCGGAGGCCGAACTGATGGCGGCGGTCGTGAGCGGCATGTTCACGGTCTTCGTGAAAAGCAACACGCCTGATTCTCCACTCGCAACGGCATTCAATCCGGCGATGCAAGTCGACAAGGACCCGAGCGCATATGAGATGGGTAACGGCTCGATTGTTGCCCTTGATGAGGGTGAAGAGGTTCAGATTGCGGACCCGAGTCGACCGAACCCCAACTTTGATCCTTTCGTGATTGCTATCTGTCGACAGATCGGTGCGGCGCTTGAGATTCCTTACGAACTTCTCGTGAAGAACTTCACAGCGTCCTATTCGGCTTCGCGCGCTTCGCTTCTCGAGGCTTGGAAGATGTTCCGCATGCGCCGCGAATGGCTCGTGGGGAATTTCTGTCAGCCGATTTATGAGGAGTGGCTCACCGAGGCAGTCTTGAAGGGGCGTGTGCAAGCGCCCGGCTTCTTTGACGACCCGGCGATCCGTGCTGCATGGTGCGGGGCCGAATGGTTCGGCGATGCGCAGGGACAGCTTGATCCGCTGAAGGAAGCCAACGCGGCGAAGGTCCGTGTCGATGAAGGCTTCAGTACTCGCGAACGTGAGGCGGCTGAGCTCACCGGCATGAAGTATGACCAGGTTCACGCGGTGCGAAAGCGCGAGGAGGCAATGCGTCGGGAAGACGGTCTGAGCGCGACAGCTCTGGCGCATCCTGAGTCGGAACCGGATAAGGAGGAAGAGAAAACAGATGAATAAGTTCTGGAATGTGAGGGCCGGAGGTGGAAAGGCAAGCCTGGACCTCTTTGGCTATGTGGGCGGATCGAAGGACGATCCGTGGGGAAGGGGCTTCAACGAGTCTGAGTTCCTCGATGACTTCCGAAAAATCCCGTCCGACAGCGCGCTCGATATTTCGATCAATTCGTTCGGTGGGGCTGTCTACACGGGGCTGTCCATTTATTCGCTTCTCAAGGCGCATAAGGGACCGATCACCTTCAGGGTGGACGGCGCTGCCATGAGTGCTGCGACGATCATCACGAGCGTGCCGGGCGCGAAAGTCATCATGCCGAGGGGCTCAATGATGATGATCCACAAGGTCAGCTCTGTTGCCATCGGTACGACGGACGACATGAGGAAGGTAGCCGATGACATGGAGAAGCTTGAGGAAAACCTCATCGACATCTATGTCGAAAAGACAGGTCGAACGGCTGATGAGATCAAGGAAAAGGTCAACGCCGAGACGTTCTTCACTGCAGAAGAGGCGGTGGAGTTTGGTCTGGCTGACGAGATTGATGAAACGACGGAAGTCAAGAATACGGCTTCTGGCGGCTTCGTCATGCTAAACGGCCTTAAGGCAGAATCGCGCTTCTTTGCGAACGTGCCGAAGGGTTTTATCAAAGCGGATACGTCTCAGGCGTCCGCAATCAAAAAGGAGGGTCCAAAGATGGATCTTGACACGTTGAAGGCGGAACACCCTGACTTGGTTCAGGCGATCCGCAACGAAGCACTGGCCGAGGGCGCTGCGCAGGAACGCGAACGCATTCAGGCAATTGAAGACATCGCTATCGTCGGTCATGAAAACCTTGTAAACGCTGCAAAGTTCGACGGCAAGACGACCGCCGAGGCGCTTGCTGTTCAGATCCTGAAGGCCGACAAGGCTCGCGGTGCACAGATGCTCAAGGCTCGCGCGAATGACGCGAAGGCTCTTGAGGGTATCGAAGCCGAAGGCAACGAGGGACTCAATCCGAAGGCCGAAGAAAAGGCAAAGCAGGACGCCGAAATGAAGGCTGTCATTGAAGCCGGTGCACGCGCTTTTGCGCGTAAGTAAAGGAGGGACACAAAAATGTCTATGCAGGAAAAGTTTGAAACGACGATGGACAACCTGTTTGCCGCGTCGCAGATCATGCCGGTTGTTAACGACAGCATGACGATCAAGAAGAGCCAGGGTGTTCTCAAGCGTGGGGCGCTCCTGGACAAGGACGGCAATCTTTGCACTGTTGACTCAGGCAAGGCGACCATTTCTGAGGTCTATGCCGTGCTCGCGGAGGATGTGGACACGGCTTCCGCTGACAAGAGCGCTCCCGTCTATCTCACGGGCGAGTTCAACGAAGACGCTCTGAGTTTTAAGACGGAAAACAGTGCCGCGATTGCGGACTTCAAGCCGTCTGCTCGAAAGGTCGGCATCTTCTTCAAGAAGAGCATCTAATCAGGAGGGACAACAATGGATATGTTTACTACTCGCACTATGCTCGCGATGGTCGAGGAAGGCCAGAAGAGCAATTCCACGTGGCTGCGCGATCGTTACTTTACGAATCGTCCTACGTTCAACACGCAGAAGATCGACTTTGACATCATCGGTCGAGGCGGTCGCAAGGTCGCGCCTTTCGTCAACCCGAAGGTGGGCGGTGTCGTCCTGACGCGTGAAGGCTTCCGCACTGAAAGCTACGAAGCGCCGGAAGTTTCTCCGATGCGCGTGACGACTGCAGAAGACATGCTGAAGCGTCTGCCTGGTGAAACGATCTACTCCGCCAAGAGCCCGACGCAGCGCGCCGCAGAAATTCTTGGCAAGGACCTGTCCGACCTCGACGACATCATCACGCGTCGTGAAGAGGTCATGTGCGCCGAGGCTCTTTTCCAGGGCAAGGTGACGGTCAAGGGCGAAGGCTACGATGAAGTTCTGAACTACTGGGCTCACCTGGAGACGAAGGAGCAGCCGAAGACTACTTTGGGCACGAAGTGGGACTCTGCTGACGCCGCTCAGATCATGGGCGATCTTCGTACGCTTCGTCGCACGATGATTCAGTCCGGCGGCTTTACGCCGCACGAGCTTATCTGCGGCTCGAAGGTGCTTGATACGATCCTCGATAAGCTCACGACTGCCAAGCAGCTCGATATGCGTCGTGTCGACATGGGCGCGATTGATCCGCAGCACTTGCCGAATGGTGTGACGTACTGGGGCTATCTCAAGGACTCCGGTCTTGACGTCTACTCTTATGACGAGTGGTACACGGATGACGCCGGAAAGGAACAGCCGATGGTTCCCGAAAAACTCTGCATGCTTGCAAGCCCGAACGCCAAGACGATGCTCGCTTACGGTCTTGTTGCGCTGACTGGTGACGAAGCGATCAAGTTCTACGAAGGCGCTCGTGTGCCGGACTCTTGGGTCCAGCGTGCGAATCCTTCCGGTCGCATCGTGCAGATCAAGAGCCGTCCGCTTCCGATCATTCAGCAGATTCACGGCTTCCACGTCATCGAAGCTCTCGCTTAAGAGCGACAAAAACCGAATTAGGGCAGGCAATACGACCTGCCCTTTTTCGTAGGAGGGACAGAAATGAAAGTTGTTCTTTTAGAAAACCTTCTCATTTCCGGCAAACGCTACACGGCAGGTGAGGAGATCGAGGTTGACGAGACGGTCGGCCTTCAGCTTCTCAAGGAAAATCTGGCGCTTGTCGGCGTGAATGAGGTCGAGGACGCCCCTGTCGAAGAAGCTCCATTGCCGACGCCGGAAGCTGCTTTTGCTCCGATTCCCGAAGCAGAAGATGAGCCAGAGGTTGAAGTCAAGCAACCTGTCAAGCGTCGCACGACGAAGAAGGTGGCGGGATGAGTGCCTTCAAGGATTTCGTTGCTGCTGACGTGCAGAACGTCTTCATCAACCTCGACGAGTTTGCCGAGGAGCACGAAATCGGCCATGAGGTTGTGCCGTGCATTCTTGACAAGATCATCACGCAGGCGAACGGCGACGATTCATACCTTGGCGTTTTTGTCAACCAGCTGACGATCTACGTCGAAGTCGGCGTGATTGAAACGCCGGTCGAGGGCGAGCTTCTCAACATCGACGGCGCGCTTCATCTTGTCAAGTCTGTCAGCAATGAGGGCGGCGTGCTCGTCATTGTGACGGAGGCGAATGAGCAATGAGTAAAGCGCTAGAGGTCATCGTTTCCGACGGACAGGGGCGGTACAAGGACGCTCTTGAGAAGGCCGCTAAGTTGCTCTCGGAAGTTCCGAACGGATACGAGGCTGCCGTCAGTCGTTCGATGAATCGTGCGGCCACTGCCGGACGCTCTGCCGCGGTCTCAACGATCCGGCAGGAGTACACGATCAAGGCCTCAACGGTGCGCCGTAACTTCTCCATCCATAAGGCGACGCGCTCAGACCTTGAAGCGCTGGTCACGAGTAAGGGGCCTCGCATTCCGTTGGTGAATTACAAGACTCGTCCGAAAACCGACACGACCGGCAATACACGAAAGCCGGTGCGCGTCGCCGTCAAGGCACGGGGAGGTTTGAAGCCATTGGGGAAAACGTTTGTCTATCGCGGAAGGATTCTTCAGCGATTGGGCACAAGTTCGCTTCCTGTGCAAGAGGTTTATGGTCCAGCAATCCCGGTGCTGTCTGGGAATAACGAGGTCGTAGACAACGTCGAAAAGGCGATGCAGGAGACCTTCCTCAAGCGTCTGGATCACGAAACCGGCTATCTCCTCGGCGGTGGGAGCATCAACAAATACACAAAACACAAGGGGTGATGCGGATGGTTGAAAACGAACTGACGCGCGCGATCCGTGAACTGGTCGCGGAGGCCGTGAAGAACTTCTCGCTTCCAACGAAACCAGAGCGCGGCTCTGCAGAGGGCGATCTTCGTGCTCCGCAGGTCGTCAACGGGTATCTGCCGCCGAAGCGTACCGGACAGAAGGACGACTTTCCTTTCGTTCTTGTCCGAGCCGACGAAGGTGCGACAGACCAAGACTCAACCGAGGTGAGTGTTTCGATCATTGTCGGGACCTACTCCGAAGAGTACGACGGGCACGAATACTGCCTGAACGTTATGTCCCGCATTCGCACTGCGCTGTGCTCCTTGCCGGGGATGACCTTGGCTAATCGATATCGGCTGAAGCATCCGATCAAGTGGAGTACCTATGCGGAGCAGCCCTATCCGTACTGGCAGCTCGACATGCAGACGACGTGGGACATCCGCACGCCGCAGCCAATTGATAAGGAGGAGGACTTCTGATGACTATGAAGAAACCCACAACTAAAAAGGCGCAAACCACCGAGGGAAAGGCCGTCGTCTATATCGGCCCGACCATTGGGGGCGGTGCACTGATGCGCAATTCGGTGTTTCGTGCAGGGGAGTTTCCTCCGCACATCGTATCGATGCGCGAAAAGAGTGAGGCCCTGCGCGGTCTCTTTGTTCCGGTGTCTGAACTGTCGACAGCGCGAAAGCGCATCGGCGTGAAGGGAGACATCCTAAACGCCTATGTGCGTCAACTCAAAAATGAACTCTAAGGAGGTCATCAAATGGCATACAACCACGGGGTAAAAATCTCCGAAGTGCCGACTTCTATCCTGCCGCCGGTGCAGGTTGAGGCGGCCATTCCTTTCGTTGTTGGGACTGCTCCGGTCAATATGACCGATCCGACCAACGTCAACAAGCCCGTTCTCTGCTACTCGTATGACGAGGCTGTCGCTGCCTTCGGCTACGTGCCGCCGGTAGAGGACAGCGCAAGCGGTCTGAAAAAGTACGACTTCACGCTGAGCGAAGCGATCTATTCTCAGTTCGCTCTTTTTGGCGTCGCGCCGATCATCGTTGTCAACGTGCTCGATCCTACGAAGCACAAGAAGACAGCGACGGCAACGACTGTGACGCTCGATTCCAAGACCGGCTCTGCGACGATCGCTGAGGCCGGCATCATCCTTTCGACTCTCAAGATCTCGCAGGACGTTACGACCTACCAGGAAGGCACGGATTTCGTCGCGACCTTCAACGATGACGGCCATCTGGTCATTACGTCGAAGAAGGACGAAGACAGCTTCAAGGTTCCCGTTGGCGCATCGCTGACGTTTGCCGCAGAAAAGCTCGATCCGTCTGCAGTGACAAAGTCTGAGATCGTCGGCGGCGTTTCCGTTGACGGTGCAAAGAGCGGCCTTGAACTTGTCGGCGAGTGCTTCCCGCGCTTCCGCCTTGTCCCTGGTCAGATCGTTGCTCCGAAGTATTCGAGCGATCCTGAAGTCGCGGCTGTGATGGCGGCCAAGGCTGTCAGCATCAACGAGCATTTCTGTGCGATCGCTCTGATTGACGTGCCGACCGACACCGTCGATTCCTACTCGAAGGTCGCTGAATGGAAGAACAACAATAACGTCGTCGATGAGGCGCAAGTCGCATGTTGGCCGATGCTTGCCCTTTCTGGCACGGCGTACCACATGAGTACGCAGCTCATGGGCCTTATCGGCAAGGTGGACGGCGACAACGACAGCACGCCGTATGTCAGCCCGTCCAATAAGAACTTCCAGATGACTTCCACGGTTCTAGCAAACGGCAAGGAAGTATGGCTCGGACCTGAAAACGGTGCTTATCTGAACGGCCAGGGCGTCGTGACGGCGCTCAACTTCATCGACGGCTGGGTCTGTTGGGGCAACCGCATGGCTTGCTACCCGGGCAACACGGACGTGAAGGATTCCTTCATTCCGGTTCGACGCATGTTCAACTGGATCGGCAACACGCTAGTTCAGACCTTCTGGCAGCGCGTTGATGCGCCTTTGAATCGCCGTCAGGTCGACACGATTGTTGACAGCGCGAACATCTGGCTCAACGGCCTCGCTGCTCGCCAGTACATTCTCGGCGGTCGCGTGGAGTTCCTTGAGAGCGAAAACCCGACGACGGACCTGATGGACGGCATCGCACGCTTCCATGTGTACGTGACGCCGCCGTCTCCGAATCGCGAAATCGATTTCATCCTTGAATACGACGCGAGTTATCTCTCGACGCTTTTCGAATAAAGGAGGCTTGAATTATGGCAACTGGAAACAAGGTGCCCGAGCGCCTGATTAACTTCCGCGTTTACAACGACGGAAACGACTTGCTCGGCGTCGCGAATGTGGACCTTCCGTCCATCGAAGCGATGAGTGACACTGTAAGCGGAGCCGGGATTGCCGGTGAAGTTGAAAGCCCGATTCTTGGTCATTTTGGCTCGATGACTGCGACCTTCACTTGGCGCACCATCACGCCGGAGCTTGCAAGGCTCGCGAACCAAAAGGCGCATGCGCTTGACTTGCGCGGATCGCAGCAGGTTTACGACGCTGCGCTTGGCGAATATTCGTCTGTTCCCGTTCGTGTGTCTCTGCGTGCAACGCCGAAGAGCGTCTCGCTCGGTTCGTTTGAGGTCGGTTCTACGACGGACAGCGAAACCGAGTTCGAGGTGATTTACATGAAGGTCCTTGTGAATGGCAAGGAACTCATCGAGATCGACAAGTACAACTTCATCGCCAAGTTTGACGGTGAAGACAAGCTCGCCAGCGTTCGAAAGGACCTGGGCTTGGCGTAAAGCACAACGCCGGGGGCGGAATGAGCCGTGCCCCGGCAATCCAAAAATAAAGGAGTGAAAAACATGAAGTACATCCTCTCGAAGGAATATGAGTTCGAAGGCCAGAAGTACACGGAGATTGAGTTGAACCTTGATGTCCTTACTGGCAAGGATGTGTCTGCGGTGAAGCGCGAATGGGCGCGTGCGGGGAATATTTCTCCGTTGGTTGCCGTGGACACTGACTTCTGCGTGTACCTTGCTGCGAAGGCCGCGAAGCTTCCGATTGAGTTCATGGAAAACCTTCCCGCCAAGGACTACTGCGCAATCGGGCAGGAGGTCAGCAATTTTTTGTTAGGGTGATCGGCTTTGCAGAACGGTCTGATCCTGACGACGAGGTCAAGTCGGCGGCGGTATCCATTGCACGCGTCATGAAAGGCGGCGCTCTCGAATGGATGCAAGAGCCGTTGATTGAGCTCGCATCATGGAACAGAACGATTACGAAGCAGCTCGAAGCGGAAGCTCGGGCGGCGAAGAAAAAATAAGGCGGGCAACCGCCTTTTTTCGTAAGGAGGTGACCTCATGTCGAAGGTTTACGACATTGCCTTCAAGATCGCGGGGAAGCTTTCCGGAGACTTCGCGAACACCTTCAAGAAAGGTCAAGAGACCGTCGCCCGCATGGGTGATTCACTCGCTACGCTGAACGCGAAAGCCGCAAAGATGGACGGTCTCGTAAAGGCACGCAAGGCTGTAGGCGAAAGCTCACGAGAGTACATCCGTGCGAAAGAAAAGGTCGCAGCACTCGGGAGAGCGATGAGTGCGACCAAGGAGCCGTCTGCCCAGATGGTCTCCGAATTCAACAAGGCAAAAGCCGCCCTCGAAAAGTCGAAGGCTGCTCTTGAGCGGAATCGATCTTCTCTGCGCGAACTCGACGGGCAGATGGGAACGACCGGAACGCACCTGAGAACGCTAATTGATCGACAAAATGCGCTCGCGCAATCAGCTGACAGGGCTAGAGCGGCGCAGCAGAAGCTCGCGAAGATTAACGAGCGATTGAGCAAAGCTCAGGGCGTTCAGGATAAGGCAAGCGAAATGCGGTCTTCGAGCGCGGGCGCTCTTGTGGGCATTGGCGCTACGGTTGCCGCAACCGCTGGTGCGCCGGTCAAGCAGGCGATGAGCTTTGAAGACCAACAGGCTGAGCTCCGAAAGTTCTCGGACGACTACAAGCAAGTCTTCGATGGCATTCAGAAGCTCTCGCTCCAATACGCGAAGAGCACTGAGGACATGACAGCGATGGCGGCGAACGCCTTCCAGTCCGGTATCGCAAAGACGGCTGACGAGGCTCTGAAGCTCGTTGAGATTCAGAACCAAATGGCCATCGCCTTCGATATGACTGGTGATGAGGTCGGTGCTGCATACGCTGACATTCAGTCCAAGATGGGCATCAACATCGAGCAGAGCAAGGCAATGTTCGACATCGTCAACCAGATCGGCAATACCACGAGCGCGTCGGCAAAGGACGTCGTCGAGGTGCTTGCTCGATCCGGTGGTGCCCTCAAGGGCTTGACCGCGATGAATGAGAAGCAGATTGCGGCCCTTGCTGGCTCGTTCCGCTCTGCGTCCGTGTCGTCCGAGGTCGCCTCGACCTCGATGATGTCTTTCATCAATGCGCTGTCATCTGGTGAAGGCGCAACGAAGGGGCAGAAGAAGGCGATGGAAGCGCTCGGCATCGATGCTGGCAAGATGGCGCACATGATGACGTCGAGCTCTGAAAATGCTCAAAAGGCGATTCAGGACGTTTTCAAGCGCATCAACGGTCTGCGTGAAGACCAGAAGTCTTCGATCATCGGTGCTCTCTTCGGTAACGAGGCGGGCGTGAAGTCTGCGGTTGCAACGCTTGCTAAGCAGGGCGACTTGCTTGCAGGCAACTTCGCGATGATTTCTGATCCGGCTCAGTATGCCGGTTCGATGCTGAAGGAATTCCAGTCCAGGGCTGACACGACCTCGAATTCCCTGCAGATTGCAGGTAACGCGGTCAAGCTAGTCGCCGGCGGGATCGGGACGGCTCTTCTTCCAGCTGTTCGAAAGTCGGCGGAAGCCTTCGTGAAAAATAGCGAGGGCGTCATTAAATGGGTGAGTGAGAACCAGGCGTTGATCCTGACGGCCATGAAGGTCGGGGGCGCGATTCTCGGCTCTGTGGCTGCCTTTCATGCGTTACGCCTTGGCTTCGCGCTTTTGGCGAGCCCAGTCATCTCAATGTACAAGGGCTTTCTGAACATCCAGAAGGCCATTCTGTGGATGCGCAACAGCACGGTACTCGCGACGGCGGCCTCGAAGGCGCAGGCGATTGCTCTTGGCGCGTGGAAACTCGTCGTGACGGCTGCAACGGCAGCGGCGAAACTCATGCGAACAGCGATGCTACTGCTCAATGGGGCAATGCGTGCAAACCCTGTGGGGGTCGTCATTACGGCTTTCACATTGCTCGTTGGTGCAGGGCTTGCGGTCTACAAAAACTGGGACACGATTAAGGCGAAGGCAGTCGAGCTGTGGAATTCGTTCTCCTCGAACTTCCCGAATATCGCTTCGGTCGTGAAGGCAAACTTTGCGATTGTCGCTGGTGTCGCCAAAAACGTCTGGGGCGTCTTCTCGAACCTGATCGGCTTCGTGAAAAACGTCTTTACCGGACAGTGGTCTGCGGCCTGGGAGAACGTTAAGGGTATTTTCTCGAATGCTTTTCAGGCGCTTGAGGGTATTGCAAAAGCTCCGATCAACGGCGTCATCAATCTGGTGAACGGGGCAATCGGCGCGATCAACGGCATTTCGGTTGATATTCCGGAGTGGGTCCCGAAGTTCGGAGGTCAGACCTTCGGCGTCAACCTGCCGAAGATTCCGCAACTTGCTGAGGGCGGCATCGCAACGCGATCAACGCTTGCCAATATCGGCGAGGGTGGGGAGCCTGAGGCGGTTATTCCGCTGTCGAAGCTCTCGAACATGCTCGGTGCCGGGGTCGGGATGGGAGGCGGCATCACTGTCAACTTTGCTCCTGTCATCAATGTTTCGGGCGGCTCTGGTGATGCCTACGAAGGCGTGAAGCGCGGCCTTGATGAAGGTCGCCGACAGCTTGAAAAGGACCTGCGCCGTCTTCTGGCGGATCAGCAGCGTCTATCTTTTGCATAAGGAGGCGGTGACGTGAAGACATACACGACCGTCGCACAGGACACCTGGGACATCATCGCCAAACGAGTCTATGGCTCCGAAGCGTTGATGGACCAGTTGATCCGCGCGAATTTACAGCACCGGAAGACGGTTTTCTTCAGTGCGGGCGTTGTGCTCAATGTGCCGGACATTGACACGGAATCGGCAGAGTTTGCTGAGAATCTGCCGCCCTGGAAGCGTACGGAGGGAACGCGATGAGTGGACCTATCCAGACCTATTTGAGGCTCCTCTTCACCGAAGCCGGCACTTCGGTGACGCAGGACATTCTGCCTGATCTTCTTTCCTTTTCTTACGACGACAAGGAAACGAATGAGGCGGACGAAATCAGCATTACTTTGAAGGACCCGACAGGAAAGTGGGCGAGCAAGTGGAAGCCGGATGGCGGTGAAGTCGTCCGAGCTTACATAGCATCAGGGACGGTTGATGGGAAGAAGGGGCGCGAACTTTTCTGCGGTAAGTTCTTCGTCGATTCTCTCCGTACCAGTGGCTCGCCTCGTGTCTTCGAGATGCGTGCGGTGTCTGTCCCGATGAACACACCGATACGGCGCAAGATGATTACGAAGGCCTGGGAGAAGAAAACGCTCAAGGGCATCGCTCAGGAGATCGCAGCGTCTGCGAAAGTCAAGCTCCTCTTTGATTCGAAGGAGAATCCGAGTTACGACCGACAGGACCAGAAGGCCGAAAGCAACCTGAAGTTTCTCTCGCGCCTATGTGAAGATGCCGGGCTTTCGATCAAGGTGACGGACTCGCAGATTGTGATCTTCGACCAGGCTTTTTACGAGAAGAAGAAGCCCGTCAAAACGCTCACGCTGGGCGTCTCGGACATCCTTTCGTGGGACTTCGAGTCGCAGCAGTCTGAGACGTACAAGTCCTGCACGATTTCGTACCGAAACCCGAAAGAGAAGAAAAAGTCTTCTGCAGGCGGCTACACGTCGAACGAGTACGACATCGACGCCGTTCCTGAGAAGAAAAATCCTGCCGTCATGACGTACACCTACGTCGATCCGAACGCCGATGACGACGGTCAGGAGTACCAGGTCAAGAAGCGTGCGACCTCGATCGATGAGGCGAAGCGCATTGCCAAGGCAACGTTGCGCAAGCTCAACCTTCGGAAGATGACCGGCAGTCTTTCTCTTGTCGGCGACACGTCTCTTGTGGCGGGTGTCGTCATCAATTTGAAGGGATTCGGGTCGTTCGATGGTGCGTTCATCATCGAGAGCGCTTCGCACAGCGTCAGCACGAGCGGCTACGTGACGAGCCTTTCGGTTCGACGCGTCAACAACAACTATTGAGGAGGTGCGGCATGGACGCACTTTGGAAAGTTCCTGATGTGCCGAGCCTCATCAAGATCGGTGAGGTATCGAGCATCGATCCTGCGAAATGCACTGCTCGCGTCGTTTTCGACGACGAGGACAGCATCGTGAGCTACGACCTCCCCGTTCTTCAGCGCAACACGCTCAAGAATCGCGACTTTGCGATGCCTGACATTGGGGAGGACGCGATCGTTCTCTTCTTCGGTGAAGGGCAGGAAGATGGCGTCATCATCGGTTCAATTTACGCGGGCGAAGTAACGCCTCCGGAATCGACAGAGGATCGTCGCACGGTTGTCTTCGATGACGACACGCGCGTCTGCTACGACCGTCAGGAGCACAAGCTCACGGTGACGATTGAAGGCACGGAGATCGTTTTCAACCGCCAGGACGGCTCCATCACGGTGCCGAACGCCGTGACGATCAATTGCACAACGGCGACGGTCAATGCGTCGTCGAGCGTCACGCTTGATACGCCGAAAACGGACATTACTGGTGTGCTGAACGTCACTGGTCTCATTACCGGGAAGGGCGGCCTCGCTGTTAGCGGTGGAGGCGGTGCGGCCGTAACGGTGTCCGGAAACATGAATCTGGAAGGTCAGATCGATGCGTCGAGCGATGTGGTCGCAGGCGGTATCAGTCTGATGAACCACAAACACCAAGAACAGGGCGACGGCTCGCCGACGAGTCCGCCGCTGTAAGGAGGCGATGAAATGGGACTTGGTTTTAGCTTAACCGGACTGTTTGGGAAGGTCCCGTTCGTCAGTAGCAGCGCCATCGTCTACACATTCAAGGACCTGTCCGTCTCGCGCAGCGCCAGATGGGCGACGCACGAGATCATCGGAAAGAAGCCGGTGCTTGAGTACATCGGTCCAGGGCTAACGGAGGTCAGCTTCAATATTCAGTTGAACTCCTCGCTCGGGACGCCGCCTCTGGAGGCACTCATCATGCTCAAGAAAATGCTCGAAAAGAAGAAGCCGGAACGCTTGCTCATCGGGCCGGACTACCTTGGAAAGTTCGTCATTGAGTCGATCGGTGAAGAGCGAAAGTATCACAACAACTTCGGCATCTGCGTGTCAGCAGAGGTCAGCATCACCTTGAAGGAGGCGGCATAAATGGCTCAGTACACAGTGACGCTGTCAAGTCAAGTCGACTTCGCGCCGTCGGATGAGGTGCGAGAGATTCTGCAGAACGTTCGGACGATCCTCAGCACGCGCAAAGGCTCCGTGCCATTGGACCGGGACTTCGGCCTGACTTGGGCGCATATCGACAAGCCGATGCCAGTTGCAAAGATGCAGATGCGGTCTGAGGTGATCGACGCGATTGAAGAGTACGAGCCGAGGGCAACAGTCGTTTCTGTCGACTTTGACGAGGATACGGCGAGCGCGATGGACGGCATTTTGAAGCCGCGTGTCGTCGTTCAAATCGGAGAGGAGGAGTAAGGCATGGCAGAAACCATTCCACGCTGGCACTTACCGGCGGTTGAATTTTTGGAAACAGATGCCGAGACCATCAAGGCTGAGATCATTACTGGGTACGAGCAAGCGAGCGGACGCACACTCGCGGCGGGGGACCCGGTTCGCCTCTACCTGTTGAGCCTCGCTGCTGTCATCATTCAGCAGCGCACTGCCGTGAATCTGGCGGCACAGCAGAATCTGCTTTCATACGCTCAGGACGGCTATCTCGATGCGCTCGGTACGCTTTTGAGCGTTACGCGTCTTGCCGAAAGTAGGGCCGTTACGACGATCAAATTCACGCTTTCGCAGGCTCTGGCGACGGTCTACACGATCCCTGCTGGAACTGAGGTGACGAACGGGGTTGTGACCTTCGCGACGGACCATGAACTCAATATTGAGAAAGGTAAGCTCGAAGGGAGTGTCACGGCATCCTGCACCGTTGCGGGGACGGTCGGCAACGACTACCTTGCCGGTCAGATAAACACCATCGTCAAGCCGATGACGTTCGTTGCAAAGGCTGAAAACACAACGATTTCGACGGGCGGATCGGAAGCCGAAAGCGACGAATCTCTTGCTGAACGCATTCGGCTTGCTCCGAACAGCTTTTCGGTTGCGGGGCCAGAGAAGGCGTACATCTACCACGCGAAGAGCGTGTCGAGCTCCGTGCTTGATGTTTCTGTTACTTCCCCGACACCAGGCGAGGTCGATGTCTATGTGCTTCTTGCGGGCGGCGAATTGCCGTCTCAGGAAACGTTGGAGCAAATCGCGGCGTACTTGAGCGATGAAACGATCCGCCCGTTGACGGACTTCGTGAAGGTGCTTGCGCCGAAGGCCGTGAATTACGAGCTTGAGCTTCACTATTGGATCAGCCGCGAGGACAGCTCGCGCGCCGAGCAAATCAAAGACGAAGTTGCGGCGGCGGTCGAAAAATATCGTCTCTGGCAGCAGAGCAAGATCGGCCGAGACATCCTGCCAGCGAAGCTCATTCAGTACGTCATGCAGGCGGGAGCTTCGCGTATCGACAACCCGACGATGAAGCCAGTTGACTTCCAGAAGCTCGAAAGCGACCAGGTAGCGCAATGCACGGGCGTGAAGATCGTTTACGAGGGCTACAAGGATGAGTAAGGGGCTTGCGGAGGTAAGGCTGAGCGACTTACTTCCTGATTCCATTGCTCAAGACGACAACGTCAGACACAGCGCGACGGCGCTCGACAAGCAATTACTCGATATGACGGCGGCGGTTGATCTTCCGTCGATTTACGTCAGCATTGACAAACTCACGAGCACTCAGCTCGACCATGTCGCCTACGGGTGGGATGCGAGCGTCTGGCGTGATTCGTGGCCCGTTGCTTTGAAGCGCAGCGTCCTGAAAAACGTTGTGCGTGAAAAGCGAAAGAAAGGCACGCTTCGTGCTGTCAAGGATGCGGTTTCTTCGATTGGATCGGCTGCGACCATTAAAGAGTGGTGGCAGATGGAGCCGAAGGGAACTCCGCACACTTTCGAGATTCAGGCGACGCTTGGAAACATCGACGGCACGCTTGATGCCGAAATGCAGGAGGACCTTTTCGCGCTCGTCGACGACGCGAAACCGGTCCGTTCGCACTACACATTCGTACTCGTTCGTCAGCTGGATGGCGGGCTCGGGATCGACGGCTATCTGCGCCCGGTAGCTTACGCGCGGATTCGAAGTGAAGAGATTGTGAGCAAGGACATCGAGGCGTCCGCCGGCTTCTTCGTCGGTGTGCGGCCTATCGCGATGCGCTCGCTTGTCGGGCTCGCAAAATAAGGAGGGACTCTCATGGACATCGTTTTGACGACGGCAGGTATTCAGGCCGTCATCAATGCACAAGAGACCGGTACGAACGCCGTCACGATTTCGGGAATCGGCGTCGGCACCGGCAAATACACAGCAACCAAAGAGCAGACACAGCTACAAGCTCAAGTCAAGCGCATGCCGATCCTAGAAGGTGGGCAAGCAGGCGACAATGCGATTCACGTCGCGTGCAAGGATGACGGCCCGGGCTCGTATGAAGTGTGCGAGTTCGGCCTTTTCCTTTCTGATGGGACGCTTTTCGCTGTTTACTCGCAGAGCACGCCGATCATCGCAAAGCAGGAGTCAAGCAATCTGCTCCTTGCTATCGACATGAAGCTCGAAGGCGTCAACGCAGGGAACATCGCTTTCGGCGACGTGTCTTTCTCTTTCACTGCTGCAACAACTGCGAATGCGGGGATTGTTGAGCTTGCTACTGACGAAGAAACGCAGGCAGGAGCCGATGCGCAGCGAGCTGTGACGCCCGCTGGTCTGAGGAGCTTGACTTCTACCGCAGAACGTGCGGGTCTCATCCGCACAGCAACGGAAGCCGAAGCGAAGGCAGGAACGGAAGGCGCTGCGGCTCTCACGCCTGCGACCCTGAAAGGCGCTGCGGCTTCTGAAGCAGAGACGATTGAAGGCAAGTCGGACGCTCACTTTGTGACGCCTCTCGGTCTTCGAGGCTTGAAAGCTACGACCGGACGAAACGGGCTTGTCGAACTGGCGACAGAGGCTGAGGCAAAGGCAGGGACGGACAAAGAACGCGCCGTTACTCCTGCGGGCTTAAAGGCTGTCGTCGATGAGGCGACACCGGACGCAAGCGAAGCAGCCAGGGGGATGATTCAGATCGCCTCTACGGTTGAAGCTACAGCTGGAACAGACGCTCTGAAGGCAATGACGCCTGCGACTGGAAAGGCTGCACTCGATGCGCGAATTGCGACAGTTGAGGAAGCGAAAGTTGGCACGTCGACGACGAAGCTCATCACGCCTGCAACGCTGAAAGCCGTTGTGGATGCAGCGGTGGCGGCTGCTCTTGCGAAACAAGGAGGTGCCGAATAATGGCCAACACAATTCTGATTACTGACGCCGGTCTTGCCGAAGTTGTTGAGGCAGAGCAGGGAGGATTCGCGCCCATCGTCATTACTGAGGTGGGCTACGGCACGGGGCAATACACGCCGACTGGCGACATGACGGCTCTGAAGGAAGAGTTCAAGCGTCTGACGACCATCGCAGGCGGTGCGGTTGGAGACAACGTCATCCACCTTGCAGCCCGCGATGATTCGGCCGAGGCCTACACGGTCTACGAGGTCGGACTTTACACGGCAAGTGGAACGCTCTTCGCTGTTTGTTCGCAGACGGTTCCGATCATCCAGAAGGCTTCGCAGTCGCAGGCTCTGCTCGCGATTGACCTTGCTGTGACGGACTTCTCTGCGGATTCAATCGCGTTCGGAGATACGAACTTCCTGAATCCGCCGGCGACGACCACGACTCTCGGTGTCGTTGAACTTGCGACGAATGAAGAAACGATCGCGGGAACAGATGGAACGCGTGCTGTCACGCCGAAGAGCCTGAGCGCACGAACATCGACGGAAAGCCGCACCGGTTTGATCCGCATCGCGGTGCCTGCGGAAGTGCTTGCTGGCAAGGACAACACAAAGGCAGTGACGCCGTTTGGCTTGCTTTCTGCCTTCTTGAAGAATCACGGCGACAGCGGCTTTCAGAAGTTGCCGAACGGTTTGATCGTGCAGTGGGGAAAAGCCTCGATTGCATCCGATGGCTCGACCGTTGTTGCCTTCCCAGTTGCTTTCCCGACGAGCGCTGTTTTCGCGAACGCGACGCCTACTGGTGAGGTTGCTGCGGACTTCGTTGCCACTGGTTTGACGAAGGGGAACACGACCTTCAAGCACAACGCAAACGGAAAGGTCCAGGCGCTCTGGATGGCGCTCGGATTCTGAAAGGAGAGGACAGGATGGCTTACTACTACAGCGCGTCTCAACGCGCTTTTTACTGCACGGAGATTGTGTCTGTGGACGTTATGCCCGCCGACAAGGTGGCAGTCGCGGACGAGGCATACAAGAGCCTCATGGCCGCCCAGAATGCGGGGAAGTTGATCCGTCCGGGTGCGGGCGGAGCTCCTGAAGCCGTCGACCAGACGGGCGCTGCCGCAACTGGCATCGTCCACGAACTGACGGCTGCAACTGCTGACAAGCTGGGCCACATCAAGATCGGCAAGAACGTCGATGTTGCAGCAGACGGAACGATCTCGGTCAATCTCTCGAAGGACGTTGGCGATCAAAGGGATCGTACTCCTGAAAAGCCTGACTATGGCTTGAGTTGAAGGAGGTGAGGGAATGGCTGCTGTTCACAACTTTTCTCTCGATCAAGGTTCGGACAAGGTTGTCTATTTCGTCTTGCGAGATAAGAGTGGACCGATTGATTTGAGTGGGTACTCGGCTGCCATGCAGGTGCGCCGGTACGCATTCAGCGAGGCGGCTATTGATACGCTGACAACGTGTAATGGTCGCCTTCTTATTGATGGGCCTGCCGGGAAAATCACAGCGAAGTTCAATCACGCAAACACCGAGCAATATCCAGGCGATACGGTGCTTTATGACATTGAGCTTGAGTCCCCGGACGGTGCAATCACAAGGATTCTCGAAGGGAAAATCAAAGTTTCTCCGGAGGTGACCCGTGTCAGATGCAAGCCTAAGACGTGAAAAGTTTCGCAGAAAAATTGCTTTAACTGAAGAAATCTATATCGAAGGTCAATGTAGCGATATTGCCCCAAAGATTGTCACAGTAGAGGTTCCAGGAATTCAGGGACCTCCGGGCAAGGATGGGGCAGACGGAAAACCCGGAGAACCTGGTAAACCAGGCGAGGGGGCTCACGTCGAAAGCATTGACAACTCTTTCATTGACAATCTTTTTTAATCGTAAAAGGAGTGAGAAAAATGAGTGAATTGAATGCATTTTTAGATAAGCAAGGTTTGACTCATTACGACAGCAAATTGAAGACGGTCGTTGCCGGGCAGATGACGATCGAGGGGCGCACGATCACGCTGAAGAGCGTCTCTGGTGCAACGCTCGCAACGGTGACGATGCCGCAGACGATCTATGAGCTTGCAACGACTCAGAAAGACGGTCTGATGAGCAAGGAAGACTTCGCCAAGTTGCAAGGTGTCGCAGCTCAGGCGACGAAGGTCGAAAACTCTGAAACGAACGGGAACATCCAGATCAATGATGTTGAGACGCCCGTTTATGTACACCCGAGCGTGACGGCAGGTGCTCTTGGTGCAGGACTTTACAAAATCACGACTGACGGCAATGGGCACGTCACTTTAGGCACGAAGGTTGTCAAGGGCGACATCACGGCGCTCGGTATTCCGGCTCAGGACACGACGTATGGTCCGGCTTCGGCTGATGCGGCGGGTTTGATGTCTGCTGCCGACTTCACAAAACTGCAAGGAGTCGCTGTGGGAGCTCAGGTCAACGTACTCGAAAAAGTGAGCGTCAACGGCGGTGCTCTGCCGGTCAGTTCGAAGGGCGTCAATATCGATCTCACGCCGTACGCGCTGAAAACGGACATTGCGAGCGCTGTGAACTACAAGGGTTCCGTCGAAAACTATGCGGCGTTGCCGACCAAGGATGTGAAGGCCGGCGATATGTACAACGTCGAGACTGCCGATCCTGCTCATCAGATCGACGCCGGGATGAATGTCGTTTGGAATGGCGCGAGTTGGGACCCGATGGCCCCGATGATCACGATGACTGGCATTACGAACGAAGAGATCGACGCCCTCTTCGCGTAGGGGGCGTTCCGATGGCTAACTCTTTTCTTGATTTGATAGGGCTGGCTCACTTCAAAGAGAAGCAGAGTCAGCAAATTAGCAAAGAGTTCGCAAAGAAGTCCGAGGTAGTCACAAAGGCTGATGCCTCGGATTTCGCGAAACACAAGACGTGCAGCGCGATTCGAGATCGAGCACCGTCAAAGCCGGACTACGGCTTATCAAAAACAAAGGAGGGGGCTAAATAATGGCTCTGAAAGAACAAGACATCGTCTTTACGACGACGGATGAAGCAGGCAACACCGTCATCCAGTTTCCGATTACGCGCGTCGAAAATGTCGAAGACGCCGTGCGTACTGTGAACAAGAAGAAGCCTGACAGCAATGGCGACATTCAGATCGATGTCGACATGAGTCATCTGGCGACAAAAGATGAGCTGACGAAGGGCTTGGCGAATAAGCGAGATCACACGATCCAGATCGCCAACGCGGACCTGAACACGCTGCTTGAGGACAAAACATGGGCCTGCAGTGGGACGCTGAAAAATACACCGATCGCTTGCACCTTCTGCATCGTGCAGGCTTATGACACGGGTGCTCCTGTCAGCGGGAACATCGTGCAGGTCTGCTACGTCCCGAACCTAACCGACAACACGGTCCGCACCTTCTGGCGCAACTGCCATAATGGGGTGACCTTCGGAAAGTGGAGCGAGTCTGGCGCGGTGAAGACGGTGAATAGCATCGCGCCTGACGCATCCGGCGAAGTGACGCTTCCGAACGCTACGACGAGCAAGGCCGGTCTCGTGCGCCTTGCTGCTGAAGAGGACGTTTTGAATGAAGCTCCCCAGACGGCGGTCTGCACTCAGCTGATCTACGAAATCAACGAGTTCAGACGCAAGTCAACGGCGTACCAAGTCGGCGACAAGGTGGACTGCGCCTTCCAGTACGAGCGCTTCCTCGAATGCACGAAGGCGGGGAAGACGAGCGCGGAGCTGCTTGATACGCGAAATGTCACGCATGGTCATGTCATTGCGGACGGCATGGTTGAATGGACCGTTCGTACTCATGTTCGAAGCGTGAATGGGAACGTCGCCGGCGCGGACGGTAATGTTCTGGTTGATGTTGGGGTGAAGACGGTCAACGGGAATCGGCCGGACGGAAGCGGGAATGTTTCCATTCAGGCTGGTATTGAATTAGTGAGGTGGTAACGGTGTATATCGTGAAAGATAAGACGCTAGGCGACTGCGTTTTCGCGAACGGCTTTACTCGAAAATATTTTAAGACGATTACCGTTAGCGGCGAACGCGAGTGGGAAAACCCCGCGATTTCAGAATTGGGAACGATCGGGGGCAGTACGTTCGCCTGTGCTGCTACTGGAGACAGAGGCGATAACGGAATAAATGTGGCGTTTGATAAAAACCAAAGCACATCATATTTCAACCGTTGCGGAAGCGGCGCAGGTATAGACTATCTGACTATTACAATGTATAACCCTGTTGCAATTAGGGTTAGGTCGATAGAAATCGTTCCGGCTTACTACAGCTTAAACAAAGGCATCCTCCAATATTCCGACAACGGGAGCACGTGGACTGACATTAAAGCCGTTACAAAAGGGCAAAACGATGTTCCCGATGTTGGTTTGCACAAATATTGGAAGATCAGAGCTATAGAAGGCGTCTACAGTGGGGGCTTTAGAAACGTGCAGGTCTCCGAAATCTACCTCCGAGGATTTGAGCCTTACACCTATCAAAAAGAGGTAGAGGCAACGGCGGACGACTATGACCGTTACGAAGACCATTTAAACATTTTGCGAGGTGAAATAAAATGAGCGTGAAGAAAATTCACCTATTCCCGTCAGAGGAAAGCTACGTGGCCAATAGTGGTAGCGTTGAGGCTGATGATGTGGCTTTGGTGCCGTTAGTGCTGGCACCTGTCGCGAAGTCGGGGAGCTTTAACGATTTGAACAACCGTCCGCAAGCCTACATCACGGAAGCTTGGCGAAGTGGGACAGCTTGGCATCGAGTTTGGTCTAATGGGTGGATTGAGCAAGGGGGGCACGGGACTGGTAGTAGTTGTACTTTTAGTAAATCGTTCTCGAATAAAAATTATTCCTTTGTGGTAAACGCTTCAAACGATTACACGTCACATCCCGATTATCTGGCTGCGTATGAAAAAAGGGGAAGTAGAACGACTTCCAGTACTGGTATTACGACGTATTCAGGTGGCGCTGATGGCTGGGATTGGTACGCATGCGGAAATTAATAGAAGGAGCAATGAACATGGGCTTTGAAATTGGACAAATCTTTGATGGCGAATATCCGCCCGAGTGCGCCGTTTGGTGCAATAGGCACGGCGACCGATGGATCAAAGAAATTGAACCGCTCGAAGGCGTGCGTCGTTTTCAGATCGTAAAGTCGCCGGAGCCGACGCCCGAAGAAATCGCCGCGCAGGAACTTGAACAGGCAAAGATCGAACGCGCGGCGGCTGTGGCGGCAATCAAAGTCGAGGTCGACGGCATGATCTTCGACGGAGATGAGGAATCTCAGCAACGCCTCACGCGAGCGATCCAGGTCGCAGAGATCACGGGCATGGAGTCGACGCAGTGGGTGCTTGCTGACAACACCGTCGCTACGATCACGGTCGAGCAGGCAAAGCAGGCGCTCGCAAAAGCAATGCTCGCTATGGGCGAACTGTGGACGAAGCCTTATGAGCTGAGATCGTGAGCACGCCAACATGGCCGCGAGTACTAATGGCTTATTTCCAGGAGCCTCTGTAATGATGTATGACCCGAGTGTTCTCTGTGATGGTTTGGGGCACAAACAAATCTCGAGGCAGGATCACTGTGCCATCCGATAGCGTTAATCGCTTTCCGTTCAGCCGTGATCCATAAATGATTCTTGTTAATTTGGATATGAAGCGCACGTTGGCCGTAAGTCGATATGCTGACCTCAAGCGAATGAATTTGTAGAAATCAAGAAGCGTCCCGATATATGGGTGATTTGGTTTTGCTCCAAATGTGCTTATGGAAATTTGGCATGGCGCTTCGTAGCTTGCAAAGCAATCCAAGGATAAAAGGTCATCAAAAGCATCCGGCCTAATGACCTCGTTATTCGTGTCCATGTAAAGGCCGCCGTACTTGTAAACGGCATGCAGTCTTGCAACATCGGAAACGAAAGCGTAGATGCCCTTGTTATATGCGTCTACGGCATAGGGGTAAGATTCAATAGGAAAATTGTTTTCATCCCACCTAACGATTTCATAATCTGGTAAGAGACGACGCCACGTATCGATGTTTTTTTGTCGATGCTCAGGGATTCGACCTCCACCAAACCAAGCAAAATGAATGGTTTTTGGGATTTGCCTTGATGGGATGTAATCTCGTTTTATAGGGCTGAATTTTCGACGTAGGAAAAATTCAGCCAAGTCCAAGTGAAGGAAACTGTTAACGATGAAATTCGGTGTAGGGGGGGGGGGTAACATCTTGAAACACTTTTGATTTGGCTACAAAACAGCTCACGGCCGTCGAAACCATGAGCGGGATTCATATCCGTAACTTTATCACACCGCCTTCTGGCGGTTTTTTTATATGTGGAATTTTATTGTCAAGGCGCTGAAAGATGCGCTAAAGGAAAAGGTGACTGAAATGACAAAGCGAGAAGTGAAGGAGCTGCTCGACAAGCTCGGCGTCAAGGTCGAGGAAGTGACGGACGAGATCGTCGCCAAGGTGCAGGCTCAGAAGGCGCTGCTCGATGCTGAGACGCGACGCAAGACGCGCCTCTTCTGGGGACCTGTCGGCTTCATTGCCGGGGTTCTCGCTTCGTGGCTATACAGCGTCCTCTTCTGAGGATAGATGCAACGAGCTGTGAGAATCGGCGCGATGTGACTAAGGGCATGCTACTGTGTGCTCATGGCCGGGGGACTGTCCCTCGGCCTTTTTTATAAGGAAAGCCATTGTTTTATTACGGCTTCATTAACGACCAGAGCATTTGCACTGGCACGTACGGTTTCCCGACAGAGGTGACCATTCCTAACTACATCTACATCGGAACGACTGACGACAAGACCGTCATCGGTAAGAAGTGGACGGGCAACGGCTGGGTTGAAGTGATCTACTTCTTCTACGCTCAGCTCAACGAAAAGGACCTCTGTATCGGCGTGCAGGAGTATCCGACCGAGGTGATCGATGCGCGTTTGATTCGAATCGAAACGCTCGACGAATCTCTCATCGGCTTCTGGTACGACCGTTCGGATTCGACTTTCAAGCCGGCTCCGATCCGCGTGCTCGCAGATCACTCCACCGACGTTGTGAACTATCGCGACGAAGACCGTTGGCTTTCGGACGTGCTTGACGAAAAGGCAAACAGCCTCACGATCTACAGCAAGACCGAAGCGGACGCTCGCTTTGCCCTCAAGGGCGAAGGCGGCTCTGGTGGAACCCCGGGCGCTGACGGCGCTGATGGTTTGAGCGCTTACGAGGTGGCTGTCGCCAACGGCTTCATTGGTAGCGAGGTTGAATGGCTCGAGAGCCTTGTGGGTGAACCTGGCCTGCCTGGCAAGGACGGCGTTGATGGCAAGGACGGCATCGACGGTGCTCGCGGTGAGCAGGGCCTCCCGGGCAAGGATGGTCTTCCCGGCGCTGAAGGTGCGCCCGGTAAGGACGGCGCTCCTGGTAAGGATGGACTTCCTGGTCGAGATGGCGAACGCGGTCCGCAGGGCTATCCGGGTGCCGATGGTCGCGATGGAACGAATGGCCGAGATGGTCAGGACGGCCAGGATTTCGGTGGTTCTGTAGCTTCTGACGTTATTCGCCTCAACGGGACTCAGGCGCTCTTCAAAACGTCGTCCATGATGACGCTCGCGACGAACGGCCTTGAGACGATGATTGCCGGCTCGAAAATCTATTCGAAGACAGCCATCAGCGTTTCGTCGGACGTTCGCCTCAAGGAAGGAATTGCAAAGGTCGATGCCGATCGAGCGATTGCGTTCATTCGCAAGCTCCCAGTTGTCACCTATTCCTACCTCGGCGAGGAAGACGGTCAGAAGCACATGGGACTCATCGCGCAGCAGGTCCAGAACGCGGACCCGCAGATTGCGAAGCTCTTTGTCAGCAAGTCGTCTGAGGGCTATCTGGCGGTTGACTATGCTTCGCTCGTTTGTCCGTTGATCCTCGCGGTTCAGCGACTTTCGGAAGAGGTTGAGCGACTTAAAAGCTAAGTCTTAAAGCTCCATAAAGGGGGGGACGGGAAACCGTCCCCTTTTTTTACGCCTGTAGTGATGGCAGGCGTGTCAGGGCTAGGGATTTTGACGGTCGTTGAATATGGTGAAGGGGAGAACAAACAAGGAGGTGATTTATGGAGAGAGGGTTTGTGCAGACGTTCATCGACTACATGTCGTTGCTCATTCCTGCAAAAGGGGAGGCGTATTTGATGCTCGCTTCAGGGGCTGTCGGAAGCGCACTGGCTTGGGCGCTAGGAGGTATTGACCTGCAGTTGCAGTGGCTGTTGATGTTCGTCGCCGTGGACTACGTGACGGGGACCATCGCTGCAGGAAAGACCGGCGAGTGGAACAGCCGTGTCGGCTTTCGAGGTCTTTTCAAAAAGGTTTTCATTTTCGTCGTCGTGATGCTTTCGCATGGGCTTGACGTAATCGCAGGCACAGACATGCTGCGCAACGCGGCTATTGCGGCTTACGCCGTTAATGAACTCGGCAGCACGCTTGAGAATCTTGACCGCCTTGGCTTTGGCGGGATGATCCCAGGCTTTCTGCATCGAGCGATTAAGGAAATTAAGAGTAGGGAGGTTGTCAAGAAATGAGTAAGAAACTGACTATCGTGCTGGACCCGGGGCACGGAGGTACTGATCCGGGGGCTGTGAATGGTCGCTACAAAGAGGCCGAGGCGACCTTGGGTATCGCAAACAAAATTGCGGACAAACTAAAGGCGAAAGGGCATCGCGTCGTGCTCACTCGAACGAAGGATCAGGCGCTTCTGCTTCAACAGCGATGCGATATTTCGAACGCTGCCAAGGCGGACGCGTTCATTTCGATCCACTGCAATAGCGCCGAGAACAAGGACGCAAGCGGAATCGAGACGTTCAAATATCCGGGTGTTGGAGGCGTGACGAACCGCCTTGCTGAAAACATCCAGAACGGTCTGGCTTCAAGCTTTCCTGAAGAAAAAGACCGAGGTGTCAAGGAGGCGAAGTACTACGTGCTGAAGCACACGAACGCACCGGTCGCACTGGTGGAGGTCGGCTTCATCAGTCATTCAGAAACGGCGGAGAAGCTCTTTCGATTCAGCTACCAGGACAAATTGGCGCGCGTGATTGCTGAGGGCATTGAAAGAACTTTTTATGCCGTATAATCAAATAAGTGACTAATCAACGCTAGGAGTTGTGCTGTGCCGCGAGTTGATTTGACTGGACAGCGATTCGGTAGTTTGCTTGTCCTTGGCTTTTCTCATGTGGATAAAACACGATCCGCGAACTGGTTTTGCCGATGCGACTGCGGGAAAGAGATCGTCCTGAAGGGCAACAACCTGAGGATGGGAAACACTCGCTCTTGCGGATGTCTTGCAAGGAAGGCTGTCGGGGATCGAAGCAGAACTCATGGTGAATGCAAGAGCCGCTTGTACCGAATTTGGTCCGCCCTTCACTCGCGGTGCACAAACGATCACATCGAGGATACCTTCAAAAATTACGGTGGTAGAGGCATTCAGGTCTGCGACGACTGGAAGACCTACGAAACTTTTCGTGAGTGGGCTTTGGCCAGTGGGTACGAAGATGGGTTGTCGATTGATCGAATCGACGTGAACGGGAACTATGAGCCGAGCAATTGCCGGTGGGCTACTCAACGCGAACAATGTCGAAATAGGCGCAATACATTGTGGGTTGAATTTAATGGCTATAAAAAGCCATTGGCCGAATGGTGTGATGAGCTGAACTTGCCGTATCGAGTCGTCTATGCAAGGATGAAAAAAATGTCTTTTGAAGATGCCATAAAAAAGCCTATTCGTAGGCTCTTGACGAAATCATGAAAAACTAAGATACTAATAAGGCATGATGAGAGAAAGTGCGTAAGTTACGCGTAAGTATCACGAAATTGCCAAAACCGCATAACGGCGCGGTTTGTTGACAATAAAAACTTACTGTTGTAGTAAATTCTGTAGCGTCCTACAAGACACGAGAAAAGCCCCTGAAACCTACGTACAGCGCGGTTTTGGGGGCTTTTAAACTTTCAGAGAATTACGGGAAAACTCCCTGTTTTAGAGTGCGTAAGTGACACGTAAGTATCACGACACGCCTAGAAAAAAGCCTTTCGGCTTGACTTTTCCAGTTCACTGAATTGTCACACTATGTTCACTTGCAATTTGTCGATTGCTTCAATCAGGTCGTTGATGTCCTTGTGCGTGTAGTGCTCTGTGACGTTCGAATTCGAGTGGCCGACGATGCGTTTCAAGGCCACTGAGTTCGACGATACGCCGCAAGAATCCATCAGAGAGACGAACGTATGTCGGAGCGCGTGAGGCGTGTGCGAGACGCCTAGGCTCTTCATGTACGGGTCGAAAAAGTGCTTCTTGTACTGGTCGTATTTAATCGGCTTGCCGTTCGCGTTTTCGATCAGGTGCTCGCCATCGAGGCGCTTCGAAAGGGCCGGGGCGAGCTCTCGGTGGATCGGCACGATCCGGTCTGCGTTTTCGGTCTTTGTCCCGCGCACGTGGATGATGCGCTGCGCAAGGTCCACGTCTTCGGTCTTGACCCCGAGGAGCTCTCCTATCCGCATGCCGGTGTAAAGCATGATGAGCACCGTGTCCACCAGGCGCAGTTCAGCGTAGGACTTTTTGCCGGTCGGGAATTGCACCGCGAAGTCTTGCGAGCCAAATACAGCGCCGAGCTCCTCTGCCGTGAAGAACTTTTCCTTCGCGGCTTTTTTCTTTTTGGGCGGTGTGATCACCAGGAACTGCGAGTAGTCTTTCGTGACGATGTCGTTCTCGATGCAGTACTTGAACGCGTTTTTGAAGATGGATTTCACCTTGCCCTGGCTCTCCTCCGACATGTGATTCATGCCGTCGAGGATGTTCTGCATGTGAACCTTCTTGATGTCAGCCATCTGCATCTCGTAGAGCGGTGCGCAGCGCTTGTAAGCTGATCTGAGCCCTGCAGCGCTGCTCGGGTACTTCTTGAAGTGCGGCGGCGTCCAGATGTCCCAGACCTCAGCAAAGGTTAGCGTCTTTCTTGTGAGGTCGATCGGGTTCTGGTGATACTCGGCCAAAGCGATCATCGCTTCTTTTCGGCTTGCGTAATAACCAAGTGTGGACGTGAGCTGCTTTGCCTTTCCCGTCTCTTCGTTGATCTCCCATCCGGTCGTGATGCGTACCCAGAAGGGGCGGCGACGGTTCCCGGAAAGCTTTGTGATGCCGCCCATGCCGTTCGCGTTACGCATCGCCTCCACGCCCTTTCTCTTGATACTCCCTCAAGAAATTCTCCATTCCAATGCGCTCGGTTTTCGATAGCTGCTTGAGGAAATCCGTCTGAACTGGCAGGCCTATCAGCAACGCAGGATTCACTCTCAGTTCGACGGCCATATCCCTGAGGATGTTTCGCTTGATGTTCGTGACCTTTCCGCTTTCCCATTTTTGGACCGCAGCGGCCTGCACGCCAAGTCGCTCACCGAGTTCTGCCTGCGTCAGATTTCGAAGCATCCTCGCGCGTTTGATGATGTAGCCTATTTCTTTGTCGGATAAATACTCCATTAAACCCTCTCCCTTTGTTGTATAAATATCTAATTTGGATATATGTCTAATTTAGATCATTTAATTTATCAAAGCAAGAGGAACGATTAACTTCCAAAAATTCACTATTGAACTCAATTGTCTGATTTCGTACTATTTTTTTGAAAGGCAGTGAGAGGCACCGTGCGATCATGCGCGATTTTTTTTAACCGCAACTGTCTAAAAAAGATGAAAAAGGAGATGTTTTCCATTGAGAAACCTAACGGTGAACGATGTCGCTAAGGCGCTCAATAAGTCGCCCCAGTACATCCGAATCTGCTTACAAAAGGGGCTACTGCCGTTCGGTGCGGCCGCAAAAATGCCGCATTCCGGTCAGTGGACATACGTGATTTTTCCAAAGAAGTTCAAGGAATACGTTGGCGATGAAGCCGTTTGAGAGAGCTGCGTTGAAGAAGGCACGCAGAGAGGCAGGGTTCACGCAGGCGGAGCTGGCCGCGCTTGTTGGATGCGGACAGCAAACAGTCTCAAAACATGAGAGCGGGGCCGTGACACCGGCGCACTTCAAGACGCTGCGAGCATATGAGGATGTGCTCGGTGTTCCGGCTTGTGAGCTCTTTCCGGACGTTTTCGGGGCAGAGGAATGAAAAAAGGCCCAGCCGTGACAGTTCGGCGAGGCTATCGAATGAAATGAGGGGAGGAATTCGCTATCTCTAGTATGACATCTCCCGCTGAAAAATCAATAAAGCCCAACATGTCGGGCGTAAAACACCACTTCAGCGTGCAGGTCGCCGTCGAAGTCGGAGTCAACGCCGCCGTTGTCCTTGAGAACATTGCGTTCTGGGTCCGTGCGAACCGAAGAACCGGTCGGCACAAGCACGACGGCAAGCACTGGACCTATGGCAGTACGCGCCATTTCGCTGAGCTTTTCGACTACTTGAGCGAGAAGCAGGTCAGGGGAGCTCTGGATAAGTTGATAACTTGTGGATACCTCGAGACCGGCAACTTCAATCGATCGGCTTACGACCGCACCAGGTGGTTCACGATGACCGAAAAGGGCGAACGCGCGACCCGAGAGCGGCAGTCCGAAACGCCGCCTCGGTCGAATGGTACCGCCGACAGAGGGCGACCTATACCAGATAAAAACAAGAAATCGAAAACGGGATATATGACAGACGCAACGCCCGGGGACTACCGCCGGGACCCGTTTGACTTTTGAGGGAAGGAATGAGAATGAATGGCTTTGAGGGAAGTCGATCTTTCGTACATTCGCAACGGGCGCACGAAGCCCGCAATCTGCACCAAGCATGGTGCATTTACAGACACGGGAGTAATGATCCGCGACCGGATCATCTGGATGGGCTGTGCGCAGTGTGCGCTTGAAGCCCGCGACCGTGAGAACGCCAGACTGGCGAAAGAGGCTACAAAGCGCAGCGATGCGGTGAAGGCTTGTCGCATCATCGGTGACGCGGCCATACCGGCTCGATACAGAGGCCGCACGCTTGAAGGCTATGTCGTGTCGAACGGTGGCCAACGTGCCGCGCTTGAGGCTTCAAGGGAGTACTTGCAGACAATCTGCGAGAACGACGACAGTGGTGCAAACCTGCTTTTCTACGGCACGTCTGGAACGGGTAAGACGCACCTTGCCATAGGAATCGCGCAGGCGTTGATCGAGCACGGCGGCTCTGCGCTCTATACGCGAGCGTCTCGGATCGCTCAGCGAATCAAAGAGACCTACGGACGCCAGTCGGATCGAAACGAGCGCGAGGTGTACGAGTCCTTTGCTACGCCTGACCTTCTTGTCATAGATGAAGTCGGCAGGCAGTTCGGGACCGATGCCGAGAAGCTGATGCTTTTCGAGGTGATCAACTCACGCTACGAGGCGCTGAAGGCGACGATCGTCATCAGCAATCTCTCTGGTGAAGCCTTGATGGACTACTTGGGCGAGGCGGCGATGGACCGGCTTCGCGAAGGAGGCCGTTCTGTGCTCTTCGACTGGACGAGCTATCGACGCCGAGGATATTGAATTACACGAGACCCCTTCGCGGGTCTCTTTTTGCATGGAGGCTTCGATGAACTGGAAGCTTTTTGTGCCGCTCGGGCTGTTTGCTGCGGGCGCTGTCGGCGGGTACATGTACGCGTCGCACGAGTACGGCGAGGAGATCGCCAATGTCAAACTTCAGGCCGCGATTGTTCGCGCAAACGATGGGAGAAAGGCTTATGAAAAACTTGTTGCTGCGCAAAACGCGCTTGATGCTTCTCGGCGCGATGCTGTGCGCTTCTCTGACGACCTTGACCGGGTGCAGCGTGCCTACCAAGATCGAGAGAGAAGAGCCTCTGCCGATGCCTGCAGAGTGGAACGAGCCGCAATCGCCCGGTGCGAAGGACTTCTCAGAGAAAGCACAGAGCTTCTTGCAGAGGGTTCAGGCCTACTTCAAAGAAACGCCGGAGTTCACGACGCCAGAGCAACCCTGAACAAATGAAAAGCGCCAGAACGAATCTGGCGCATGGGGCTCTTAGTCCACTTGCAAATCTCCGAATTAGATGCCCTGCTGTTCGATGATCTTCATTTCCATCGTCTTGAGGTCCACGCGAACGGTGACGCTTGCCTTCATCATTGCTCCGAAGCCATTCTTGGCGCGGAAAGTTGTCTTGACTATTGCAAACGGGGCCTCGTTCTTCCTGTTCAGGTGAAGCGTGTAGCTACTTTCGTCGTGCTTGTAGGAGTCAGGATCATTGAGTGTCTTGAGCACGGCTTCTTCGGTTGGTTTGAAGGATCCGTCCCAAGGGCTGAATAGCTTGAAGAACGGATCAAGGTCAATGTGTGACTTGAATTTTTCCGGAATGTCCTTGTATTCGTTCAGACACCATCCGAGAACTTCTGTGGTCTTGAGGGTTGTGGACTTAGTGTTCGCGTATTCAGTCAAGCAATTACGGAACCCGTCAAGCTCGGATTCTGTAACGCCATTTTGTTTCAAATAGACCTTGAGCACATCTGACTTGCTGTCGCTCCAGGGGCTACCACGGTACGTACTGAGCGTCTCTGTCGTGAGTTGTTGGGCAAGCTCTGCCTCACGCTCTTTTGCTTCTTCTTCCGGGTCAGAGCAGGCTGTCAACATGGTGGCTGCAACCATAGCCAGAGCAATAGTGATCTTTTTCATGGACTCTCCTGATGGTGATAGGGCTACGAAAACGACAAAAGCGCGGAGGTGAGCCGCGCGTGTAGATTTTAAAATTGTAACCTACTTTTATTGGATGGCTTCAAGGCGGGCAGCGATTTCGTCGCGGTCGTCGCAAAGCGTCAGGAACGCCTTGACAAGGCTCCGCCACTCTACTTTTTTACCGGCTGCATAAGCGTCGGCAGCCTCGTCGCTCTTGAGGTCGATGGCAAGTTCGAGCTGTTCGAGGGCTTTTTCGAGTTCGCGGCGGTTGTCGGTGTTCGTCATGTTGGTCTCCGGTGTTTTGTTTGGGTGAGTTCATGTTCGCTCTGTGTCCCGGAGGCAGCAAGTCGATGTGGGAATGACTTGCTTTACATCATTCGTTACGTTGGCAGGATCGCATCCGCCCACTGCTGCATGACCGGGCGGCGTTGCTCAAGGAGGTCTGAGCGTTGGTAGGCCTGCACGACCTTGTCGCCCTTTACGTGAGCCAGAGCGCGCTCGGCAAGGGCCTCATGGATGAAGTTCTCCTCGCACCAGTCGCGGAACGTTGATCTGAAACCGTGCATTGTGAAAGACTCGCCTGTCGCCTTCCGGATAAAAGCCCGAGGGCTGTCGATAACCATCTCTTTGTCTGATCGTGGCGCAGGAAAGACGAGCTCAGACTTCCGTTCGCATCGTTCTAGGACTGCCAGTGCCTGACGTGAGAGCGGGACGCGGTGCTCAAGACCGCACTTCATTCTAGAGGCTGGGATCGTCCACGTCGCGCGCTGGATGTCGATCTCGTCCCATCGTGCGCAAAGGAACTCTTGCACGCGTGTAGCAGTGAGGATGCCGAAAAGGACGGCGCGAGACACGACAGAAGTCTTTTTCGCCGTCTCCGGTGCAAAACTTTTCAGAATTTCAAGAGGCATTGCCTCATGGTGCTTGACTTCGTGGACCTTTGAGATCGGCGGCAGGAAGAAAGCTAGCCCGTCTTTCCAAGTAGCAGGGTTTGTTTGTATGAGTTCTTCAGCGATTGCTTGAGAGAAGAGACTTTCGAGGCGGCCTCGTAGGCGGCTGGCTGTCTCTGGCTTTTCTGTCCAGATCGGTTTGAGGACTTCGAGGATGTCTCCTCGCGTGATGTCCTTTACGCGAAGAGCACCGAGAACCGGGACGGCATAGGTTTCGATTGTGGACACCCACTGCGATGCGTGCTTTTCGTTTTTCCAGCGCTTGACGTTTTGAATGGTCGCGATTGCACCAGGATAGAACTCTTTGAAAGTGATGCTTTCTCGGGCGTCTTCTTCTGAAAGCTTTGATGATGACGGATCGATGCCGTCGGCCGCCATTGAGAGAATTTTTGCTGCCCGCGCTTTTGCAGACGTGATTGAAATGCGCGAGGCGCCACCGATCGACAAGTCTTTCCGTGTCCCCGCGAATCGGTAGCGGACAACCCACTGCCGGGAAGACTCAGAACGCACGAGAAGCATCAACCCACCGCCGAGCGAGTACCGGCCGGGTGGCAGCGTCATGAAATTTTTCGACGTGACTTGATCTTTCATATCTACCTTTGGGCGGTGAATCGCGTAAGACCCACCAGAGACCCACCGAAAAAAGACCCACCAAAAGACCCACCTCCACAGTCTATCGCATGGCGTGATATGTCGCAATCTGGCGGATTTTGGCGGAATCGACGAAAGTAGAATTCTGGAATGTGTCTGGTACTCAAGGTAAATAAAGAAAAACCCCGGAGCCTGAGAGGCTTCGGGGTCTGTGTTCTGGCGGAAGGGGAGGGATTCGAACCCTCGATACGGAATTTCCGTATGCCGCCTTTCCAGGGCGGTACATTCAACCACTCTGCCACCCTTCCATAGGTGCTCAGCGAACATGCCGGCCGTGGTGATTGGCTTTGTCGACACGTCGAATTTGCTGAGGAGACGAAGTATGCCTGAGTTTTTTGAAAAAGTCAAGAAACGTTTGAAAAAAAAACTGCAGACGGCATGCGGGATGTGCCGGGACGCCGCCGCACGCATGAAAAAAGGCAGGAAGCCGAAGCTTCCTGCCTTTCTGAATCTTGGCGGAAGGGGAGGGATTCGAACCCTCGATACGGAATTTCCGTATGCCGCCTTTCCAGGGCGGTACATTCAACCACTCTGCCACCCTTCCAAGATGGAGCGAGCTGACGGTTGCGTCAGAGAGCGCAATTGTACAGTATATTTTTAAAGTCGTGTGAACTTTTTTCGGCTCCTGCCTCAAGGGCGTGCGGGAGGACGGTG